TAGATTTACACCTATAACAAGAACTTTTACTCTCACTATAGAGCCGTGCGCCACCTTTACTACAACTACAACAACCACAACTATTTTATCTGTACCGTCTGCTCCATTGAACTTGATAGGTACTGCTCATCCTTCATATTTTAGTTTAGATTGGAATGCTCCAGTTTCTAATGGCGGCACAGCAATAACTGCATATATTATACAATATAGTATAGACGGTGGTATTTCTTGGGATACATACGACTCTGGCGCATCAACTCAGCCTCCATCAACAGAATTTAATGTAGTATTAAACTATTCATATGTGTGTTTTAGAATAATAGCAAAAAATTCTGTAGGAAATAGTTCTCCAAGTAATATGGTTTGCATTCAGGGACATGGAGGTTAATTATGACAAATAATATAATAGACTTGTGTCCATGTGGAGCAATATGGTTGCCATCTGGATCTAAATACAATAATCGTGGTTTATTTTTACGATTAGATTATGATGGCGGAACGGTCGATTTATCTCTTGTTCACGACAGAGACGTTTATGTTTCTAGTGGTCAGTCTTTTACAACGTCCACAAGCCCCATCAACAATTTATCATCTCTAGTTATTACCAAAGCATATATTGTATCTAAAAGTATGAACAAATCTTTGTCATACAGCAATCAATTTCAAATTATTGTTCGCTCTAGCAACAAAACCATAGCCCACAACACATTAGGATCTTTTGGAGACACACAAAATCTACCATCTATTAATAATGAGGTAGTTTATTTTGAGTTGCCGATTAATCAAGATGAATTAGCTTCTATTGATCTATCTGGTCAAAAATTATATGTTGATATCTATAGCTTATGTCAAGCCGAAGATGAGGGATGTTGCGATAAACTACCGTCTTCTTTATTGTTATCTAATTATTCGCTCATTCTAACATGTCCATCGACTACCACAACTACTACCACAACCACTATTCCTCCATCCACAACGACTACTTCTACAACAACCAGTACTACTACGCCTTCTCCACTCGGGGCGTGTTGTGAGGTTGGTGTTTATTGGGATACGGCGACTAATAATTGGATACAATATAGGAATTGTCTTGGCGTTCTTACAGAATCCGAATGTAATCCTATGCAGGGTTTTGAAGGTGCCAGAATATGGAAACAGGGTCAAACTTGTAGCGATGGATGCTCCATACCAAACCCCTGCGATCTTGATCTACCAGATTCTTTTATTTACACAGTTGTGGGATTTGGCGCTTTGTCTGGTCAAGAAAAACAAGTAATAGTAAACAAAGTTGGGAATTATTGGGTGACTCAAGGAACTTTTCCGTGCGGTATAAACTTTACTTTGTCAATGACATGCGATCCTAACACCAACAAGTTTATCTATGATGGATTTCTTGATTGTGGAGGTGGCACCAAAACGGTAATTCCGCCATCTGACATACCGTATATTTATCCAAACGGTAGATCTCCAATAATAGTTTCTTATTCAGATGTATCTAATTGTCCAGAAAGCTGCAAACAATGCTGCGATTGGGATGGTGATGGATATATAGAATTTCCTCAAGAATGCTTTAATAACAGAAGATTAAATCTAAAGTTTACAAAAATCAATGATAATATATGGGAAGCAAACACAACAACAGCTTGCGGAGATACTGTTCAAGCTGTTGTATCATGTGATAACAATATCGCTGCCACAGATTCTAATTCCTGTTTACAAAAATGGAAATATTTATATTTCAATATCAGTTGTGCAACTAATCCCAGAATTACGGATCAAGTATTAATCCCATGCGAATGCCAAAAGCCACCGGTTGTCAAGTGGATCGCTGATAGTTTAGATGGATGCCAGTGTTGTTGCGAAGATTTTACAGCAACTATGCCCGGCACAACATCGAATATATTACCATTAGGCATAAATGTCAATGTTAATGACTCTGTGTCTGTTTCTAGCCTAGGAAGAATATTTTTAGCCGCTGATGGAAGATTTACTGATGCTCCAACAAAATTAGAGATTTATATTGGAAATACCCTAGTATCTGTTAATACAAATTTAACTGATTTTGTTAGCACCGAAGCTGGCGACCTCGGAGTTAGCTATAGAGATAATCCACACATTGATAATTCTGGTCAATACAATTTAAATATCAAGGTTTGTCCAGCATTATGAGTGAACTATGTTTAAACTAGCAGATAGAGTTAAAGAGGCATCAATCACAACCGGCATAGGGTCGGTTGTTTTTAATGAAACTTATAATGGTTTCACATCATTCAGTAGTGCTATTGGTGATGGTAATTCCACTTTTTATACTATTGAGAATAATGCTAACTTTGAAATAGGAATAGGAACGTATAACGCTTCTACCAATTCTTTATCTAGAGACACTGTTCTTAAAAGCACAAATAATAACTCAAAGATAGCTTTAGATGGATTATCAATAGTATTCTGTACATATCCAGCCGACAGGGCGGTTTTTTTAGATCACAATAACTATATTTCTGCAATAAATGCGGCTGGTATTTTATTTCCAGATAATAGTATTCAAGTAACTGCTGCCGGTGGAGCTAGACTAAATAAATCGTATATCAATATTAATTCTAACACTGTAATATCGTCAATCTATGATATCGTATTTGTGGATTGTTCTTCTGGCCCCATCAACTTAACTTTACCCAACCCTTCTGGGAACGGCGGCGTAGAAATCGCAATCAAAAAATTAGGTTCTCACCAATTAAGTCTATCTTCCGCAGGAAATCAATTGATAGACGGAAAAGAATCCTTTTTACTATATTATGAGCATGAGTCGGTATCTTTGATATCTAACAACACAAATTGGTACGTATTTTAGTGTATAAATTAGTGTATTTTCCCACCATTACACACAGAGGTAAATCAACATGGCATATTCACCAATAGATAGAAATCCTTCCGGCATTGTATATTTCGGAACAGCCGCATCAGATCAAGTTTTTGAATCTAATGCCAACTTTACATTCGACGGAACAAGCCTAGTAGCTCCCAATATTAAGCTACCAAATGGCGGAAAAATCGGTAGCGCTAGTCAAACCGGAATTCTAACTTTAGGTAGCGACGGCATCGCCACCTTCTCGTCTGGCGTGGTTATTGCCGGTGATTTAACGGTAAACGGCGACGTTGTAACATTAAACACAGCCACTTTAACCGTAGAAGACAATATTATTCTACTCAATAAAAATGTAACTGGCGTTCCATCTCTGGATGCTGGCTTGGAAATTGAGCGTGGAGATTCAACAAACGTCAAGCTTTATTATGATGAAGGAACCGATCAGTGGAAGTTTACGAACGATGGATCAACTTATTATGCCATTCCTACTGGCGTTGCTGCTACATCATTTACTTTAGCTGGAGACGGTGGAACTAGTCAGACATTAACAAGCGGAGACACAATCACAGTAGCTGGTGGTAGCGGTATCACTACTGTCGCCGGTGCGACCGACACAATGACTGTGCATCTTAATGTTGATAATTCTACAGTCGAAGTCAATGCCGACATTCTTAGAGTTAAAGATAGCGGTATTACTAGTTCTAAGATTGCTGCTACGGCGGTCGGTGAAACCCAACTAGCTAATTCAGCCGTTACTGCTAATAAAATTGCTTCCGATGCTGTCACAACAGCTAAGATTTTAGATAGCAATGTTACTACTGGCAAAATTGCCGATGGTGCCATTACTGAGGCTAAGAGAGTTAGAACTGTTGACTCATCATTCTCAGCTAATGAAACTATTGCTTCTGATATCAATTTAGTAGCCGCTGGAGCAGGTGGTATAACTATCAAATTGCCAGCACCAGCTTCTGGAAAGATGGTAATCGTTAAAAAGACTGATAGTGCCGCAGGTTCAGTTACTATTTCTCGTAATAGTACTGATACTATTGACGGAGCAACCTCAAAGGTATTGTATTATCAATATGAAGCTTTAACTTTCGTTTCTGATGGAACAAATTGGTTTATAGTGTAATTTATGGTTCAATCAATTACTCTACAGACATCTGATAGCGACATTATAGCTTCAGATGTTTTAGGACGCATATCATTTGCCGCCTCTAGTGAAACTAGTGGTTCAGACGCTATTTTAATTGGAGGCGGCATTTATGCTGAAGCAGAGAGTACATTCACGGCCACATCTAATGCGACATCATTGGTATTTTCTACAGCAAGTAGCGAATCAGCAACCGGCAAATTAAAGATATCTAGTGCTGGTAATTTATTGCCTCTTGCTAATAATTCTTATGATATTGGATCAAGCTCTTTTGGTTTTAGAAATCTATATTTAGCTACCGCGCTGTATTCTCCATCTAGCTATGCTAATTCTGGAACCGCCGCTTTGCCATCATTTGCTTTTAATTTTAATACTGATACTGGTCTATTTTGTCCAACCACAAAAAGTTTAGCCATAGCAACTAGCGGAAATGAAAGACTTAGAATAAGTAGTAATGGTAATATTGGTATAGGCACAGCATCACCATCATATAAATTAGACGTTGCTGGAACCATTTCAGTTTCAACTGGTCAACTTTTAGTTGGAACTGCGTCAAACGGTGGCAACGGCGGGCTAGTTTTATCATCGCAAATAAATGGTGGATCAACGGCTTATGGAGTATTGAATTATGGTCAAATAGGTTCAGCCGCTACCTCAAATGGTCAGTATTTTACTAGCATTTCAAGCGTTTCAGCTTCTGGCACCGGCAGTATTCTTCATTTTTATGCTTCTCAGGGAACTTTGTCTGGACCAGTTAATACTCAATATGGATTTATTGCTGGAAATACTCTTACTGGAGCAACATTTAATCACGGATTTTTTTCAGATATTCCTAGCGGAACAAATAGATTTAATTTTTATGCTAATGGTACAGCTACGAATTATTTTAATGGCAATGTTGGAATAGGAACAGCTACGCCATCATATAAATTGGATGTTGTTGGCACAGGAAATTTTAGTCAAAATCTTTTGGTTAATGGTACAGCGGTTAGTGTTAATGGACACACCCATACCAGTTCAAATATCACAGATTTTAATAGTTCTGTTAGCGGATTATTGCCAATTACAGATATATTTGCGGCGGGCAGATTAACATTAGAAGCTGGCGTTCCCATCAGCACCACAGATCAAACAGCTAAAACAACAATATACTATACTCCTTTTCATGGAAATAGAATTTCTTTATATAGCGGATCGGCTTGGATAGTATATACGTTCTCTGAATTGAGTCTAAGTTTAAGTGGATATGCAGCAAATACTAATTTTGATATATTCGTATACAATAACAATGGTACTCCAGCATTAGAATCTACAGCTTGGACTAATGATACAACAAGAGCAACTGCATTAACGACACAAGATGGTATATATGTAAAAACTGGAGCAACTACGCGGAGATATATTGGTACTATCAGAACCACAGCTACAATAGGTCAGTGCGAAGACAGCACCTCCAGAAGATTTGTATGGAGCCTATATAATCAAACTTACAAACAATCACGGGCTAGTCTCGTTGGAGCCACACACACATACACGAGCCTTACCGTTAGAGCTTGGAACAATAATACAACAGTTGGTCAGGGTAGATCTTTATTTGTTCTTGGTTTATCTGCTAATATTCTGGGTGGATATTGGGTATCTCAACAAAACGGCGCATCCTCAAGCCTAGGACTAGATTCAACAACGTCTGGATCGGATGAAGTATTACTAACTATTAATGCTAATGCTAGCCCTATTAGAGTAGGACTTACAAACATTCTTGAGAACATTTCAGCAGGGTATCACTATTTACAGTTATTAGAAAACTCAACAAATGGAACGTCTGGATCTTTTAACAATGCCGAAATTCATTCTCAGATTTTATGTTAGCGAGGACTTATGTTATTAGACGTAGAGATATTGCACAATTTGATTAGCGAAATAATCCCAATACTTGGGGTTGGCGTAGAAAATAACTCATATAGAGTTGACTATGTTGATATACCAACCACAGAGCAGTTAAATCAAATAAATAACATCATATCCAATTTACCTTTAGAAAAAGCCAAAATCGAAAAACTAGCTCAAATTGATCAAGATTGGGAGACTATTGTTCAAAATGGCTGGACAACCGCATATGGTTGGAAGCTTGGAATATCAACTCAGGATGTTGCCTTATTGAATGGTAATTTTACACTAGCCAAAGAAGCGTCTGCTATGGGCATAAATGCGCCTATTTTTATTATAGACACCGATGGAAATTCACATAATTTAACCCTACAAGAATTAACCATATTAATGTTACAATATGGACAGGCTAGGGCGTCATTAAGCTCTCAAGATGCTAATAGGAGGAAAGCTGTAAAGCTAGCTATTTCTATAGATGAATTGGCTTCCATTTAGTGTATATCTAGATGAGGTACTCATGTTTGGCTGCTTTAGCTCTGTATCGTTTTCAGCGTCTGGATCAGTATTTTTAAACGGTCAGGAATATCCACTTATTTTATATGTTCAGCAGGATCAAGAAATTTTGAGCGAAACCCAGACCAACCTATACTTCGTTATGACAATTCAGCAGAATCCGATAGTTGTACTATGAAAATTTTACACATAACCCTGTCCATAAAACAAACCTCACAAATCATATTATATAGATAACATGTCAAGCGAATTACACGTAGACAATATTGGTACTAGATTTTTGGTAACTATCCAAGATGATGGTGAAGCTGTAAATATATCCAATGCCTCTAGCATTACTATGGTTTTTAAAAAACCAGATGACTCTATAGTTTATAGATCTGGTATTCTTTTAACTAATGGGTCGGATGGTCAAGTATACTATGACACCATTTCGGGCGACTTAGATGAAGCCGGTTTGTATAAATTACAAGCTAGAGTTGTAATGCCAAGCGGCACTTATTATACAGATGTTCACACATTTCAAGTACACTGCAACTTATAGGTGATTTATGTCTTGGCAAGGTCAAATGTCAACTATAGTTAGATATCTTATTAATGATGTTGATCCATCTTCATATAAATATAGCGACAAAAGAATAGAAACATCTATTTTGGTTGCATCATATCTAGTAACGCATGATACATCATTTCCAAATGACTATCAAATCAATGTTGAGCAATGCTTACTGTCTCCAGATCCAACGGATCAAGAAACAAAAGATGAGGCATTTGTAGTATTAACTTCTATGAAAACTGCTTGCATTATTGTTGGCAGTGAAATCAAGTCTGAAGCTTCCAATGCCATTTCTGTTAGAGATGGCGTTTCTTCTATAGATTTAAGAGGCGTTGCTAGTACACTAACTGTGCTATACAAAGATCTATGCGATAAATATGAAAAACTTCTGTTCGATTATAAGGAAGATGATCGCGCATTAGCTGGTAAAGCAATTCTTGGCCCATATAGCCCCGGCAGTGACTTTATCGCCAGAACTCATAGCGATTACGATTTTAGAGGCGGTTATTTTAGATATTAACGGAGGATTAAATGGCTGTTTTATCACAAGATCAGATTAGAACAAACATACAGAGTGAATTAGCAGATAATAATGCTGGTTTAATCTCTGCTTATGACGTTAGACATAATATGGAAGACATTGTTGATTCCATTAATCAAATTGTTGCTAGTGGAGACTTTGATGTAAGCACACCATTTACTGGTAGCAACGTCAGAGCTAAGATAGTAAACAATCAGTACGGCATGTTTATAGCAGAATCTGGAATTTCTTTTCCTAATTCTCCCGGTGGAGGTGTTCAATATGAACCATATCCCGGCGCAAGTGGAATACAGCATAATACGCTAGCTGGTTTGACAGTTGGCGATCCACATACTCAGTATATGCATCTTAATGGTACTAGAGTTATGCAAGATAACTTAGGAGTAGGTAATAATTGGATTAATTCTAGCGGTAATAATGGCTTAAGTGATAATCATGGAATTAGATTTCAATATGTTTCTTCCACCAAAGAAAATATGATTGTTGGAAGTGGCACAACTGTTAAGTTTGATGCTGATGGTAGCAGCTTTAGTTCTGGCAAGGGTGTTGCTCAAGCTTGGATTAACTTTAGTGCTAGCGGTGGCATAATTCAAGTTCGTGATTCATACAATATTCGTCAAATTGAAAGAGATGGCGGTGCTGGTAAATTCCTTATAACATTTGTTTCTGGCGTTTTAGCAAACAATGACTACGTTGCTATGGCTAATTCAAATGCTAGAAGTGATAACGATGCCGGTGAAGACTTTAGCGTTAATACTGTTGGCGTTGTTCGAAGATATGGCGACGATGCTTCTATGTTACGCAAGTTGTCATTTCATGTAATCAACGATGCCGGTGAATATGTTGACGCGGCTATGAATGATCTTGTTGTTTTCGGCAGAAGTGTTGGAGCAGTAAGTGGTGTTCCACCAACCGTCGTTCAATAAATTGGAGTAACACAACATGCCAGAAAAAGTTATTTATGTTTCTGATCGTATAAAAGAAATTAGCTATACACTAGGCACCGGCAACTTTTTATTGAACGGTCCTGTTATTGGCTTTAGCTCATTTGGATCTTCGTATCAAAACAACGACAATGTTTTCTACGCAGCTACAGATGGCACAAGTTATGAAGTAGGTTCTGGCATATATGTTACTGGCGTTCAGAACTCATTAGTTAGATTTCCATTCAAAAGTAGTAATAGTAATTCTAAAGTAAATTTTCCAGAAGGCATCAAAGAAGTATTCGTAACTTATCCCGCAACACACGCTATTTCAAATTGTTCTGGAATATCTGATTTTAGTTTACCTCAAAAAAGCGGCATTGCTATATGGGAATCGTCTAATCATTTAAATTACAGTAATAATCTTGTATGGGATTCTGCTAATTCTAGATTAGGTATAAATAACACTTCTCCAGCCTACGGAGTAGATCTTGGTGGTGATGGATATCAATCTATAATTAAAGCTTCTGGTTTTATTTGTGGATCTTCGGGATTATATTTTCCTTCTGGCAATAATGGCGACAGTGGCTATGTTGGTGGTAGACAATTAGCTCACTTCGTCCCAAATTCAGTCGATACACTAAGCGGCGCAAGCTATGTTTTAGAGTTAAGCGGAGTAGTTAACCAGAACTTTTTATTCAAGCAACAAAATGCTGGAACTGTTTTTGCTGGACCGCCAAGTGGCTGCACTCCACCCTGTTCTCCCGGTTATCCGGCATTTAGACAATTAGTTTCAGAAGATATACCAGATTTATCAGATACCTACTCATCATACAATGATATCGAAAATGTTTCTGGTATATTAAATACTCGTATTGTTTCTTTCTACAATTCTTCAATCGCTGTCATTAATAATGTTTCTGGAGTTTTAAACAGCGGTATTCAAAAACTTGGAGATGGAGATAAGGGTGATATCAGCGTTGGTGGTAATGGTACAATATGGTCTATTGATAACGGTGCAGTTACTAATACCAAAATAGCTCTTAGTGGAATCAAACCGGATAGACTATCTTTTTCTGTAGCTCACATAGCTGGTGGCAGACTTTATCTAGGTAGCGATATATCATCAACAATTTTTTACGGTCCTCACTCTGGTAACTCCATAGCTATCTATAATGGTACATTCTGGGATGTTGTAAACTTTGGAACATTATCGCTAAATCTTAGTAGCTTAACCGCAAATAAGATTTATGATATTATGATCTATAATAACAATGGCACCCCAGCTTTAGAAATTTATGATTCTTGGCAGACAAATTCGGAAAGATTTGCTAATGCTATGACCAACCTTAATGGCGTTTGGTGCAAAGCTGCTGATCTTACCAGAAGATATATAGGAAGTTTCAAAGCTATTTCTTCTACTCAAACAGAAGATTCTTCAACGAGAAGAGGACTATACAATCAACACAATAAGCTTATCAAGCCCGTTAGTAGATTCTCCGCTAATGGTCCTTGGACATATGCCAATTCTGCTTGGAGGCCAATCAATAATACATTCTCACCTGTAGAAATCTTAAACGGCGGATTCTCTTTAACAAATAGTTTTGTGGAATTATCCGCTCAGATATTATTTGTTAATGAAGGAACTACCACCGTTAACTATAATTTTGGCGTTGTTAAATCTTTTGTTGATAATCCAACTACACACTTTAATCCTTTGTATAGCATGAGGCGTCTTACTGGCGTTCCCGGTCATCACTCAATGTATTTCTCTTTCGATAATGGTCCCGATGTTGGCATTAATTATTACTATACTATGGAATCCGTTCTAGCTGGAACCGCTACTGTTTATGGTGGAGATAGTAGAGCGGCTGGTTATTTTGGTGGTATTTTAGGAACTTGGGAGTGCTAATATGAATCTTTCTAACCTACACGCAAAAATTTCAGCTATCTTTCCAATAGATGGTATTTCTATAGATGAAAACAATCAATATATTTTTCATTCTGAATTAGAAATTCCAGCAGACAAACTAATTGAAATGAACGAGTTGGTCGTTTTATGGAGATTAGAAAGCGAAAAAGTAGTTAAAAAACAAATACTAGATCAAAAATGGAGCGATAGATTAAGTCAGGGATGGGAAACTCCATCCGGCTGGAAACTCGGCCTTACGGTTCAAGATGTAAGCCTATTAACGGGTGCATTTTTATTAGCTAAAGAAGCATCAAATATTGGCGTAGACGCTCCAGTATCTATAGTAGATTTATCTGGTCAATCTCATCTAATCAGTTTATCTGATTTTACTGGCATCATGCTAGCTTATGGTCAGGCTAGATCAGAATTAAGTGGCATTTATGCAGAAAAAGCAAGAGCCATAGAAGATGCGGATACCATAGAAGAAGTTCAAATGGTAAATGTAACAATATAAGGTTAACTTAATGCCTATCAATATTCCACAAAGCGTATTTGATAAATATAATGAAGCTATCGACTATACCATAGAAATATTTGGTGTTACATGTCAATTAGTATCTATCAACAAGGTTGAAGAAATTGTACATACACCCAATAATAATATACCAGAGAAAAATTCTATTAATGCACATAGAATACGCGGCGGTGATTATGAACGAGCCAATAAGATTATCAAAGAAGTAGAAGTTTTAACTGATATTAAACTTAAGGTATATTATGACCCTAGACAATGGGTAAATGTTGGCGGTAATATAAAAGCTCCAGAAGGTTCTGTACAAACCGTTGGTTTTATGTCTGATCTACCAAAGATTTTACAAGCCAAAGCTATGATTATTCACAAAGATATAAAAGACATAAAAGAACTTAGATACGAGATGATGGGCGAGTACGCTCCAGTGACATTTAAAAATGATAGATATTTTTCTTGCTTGTGGAAGAGAATATAATGACACTATCTATTAAAATTACAGACTCTATTCGCGCTATTGAAAAAAATGTTAATAAAGCAATAGCCGATCATATGAATTCTGTAATGAATAGAAAACAAGGCGAAATACTTAGCGAGGTTAAAACCCTTATACCAATATGGATTCATAGACAACCAGAAATATCTGCACTTTTATCAACAGATCCGGCTTATTCTTTAAAAGGGCAATTTGGCATTCCCGGCGAAACTATGTCGATAGTAAATGCTATCATTCAAGCAGTAGTGGACGCTACGGTGATTAAAATAGTTAAATTCTCGCCAAATCTTAAGGGTGGGTTAGAATTACAGTTTCAGCCCAGCAATTTTAGCAATTTACTATCTTTACCACAAGGTCACACCATATACAACGGCGGTGACTTACATTGGCTAGATTGGTTGCTCAAGCGTGGCGATAACATTATTGTTACTAATTATCAATATAGTCCAGAGTCAGGAATAGGTAGGTCTGGATTAGGACACATGGTTGGTGGAGGGTCTTTCAGAGTTCCACCACAATTCTCTGGAACCGAAACAGACAATTTTATTACTAGAGCATTTATCGGCCCACAACAAGAAATTGATTTGGCATACTCTTTCAAAAAAATATTGAGGTAGAATATGTCAAATTACCTCAACCTTAAAGGATTCAACAGCGTATTCGACACAACTCTCAATAATGAGATACAAGATAATCTTGTTGAATTTTTGGATTGGGCCTTAATGGAGAAGGGCAATTACCAAAATGTAACATTGGGAGAATTATCTCCAAACGGTCAAGACTATTCGAAATTGAGAATGGCCGACGATGATAATAATGCTTCCACTGGAACTGTGTGGGAAGGATTTCGAAAAAATTGGATATGGCAAAGCGGTATTAGTCACACTCCTTCTCCCATAGTAAGCAATAATAATGCCATTCCCGGCATCTCTGGAATTTATGTAAATGATACTTTTTATCCCGCATCAACCACAGGCGTATATTCTCATAAAGTAGATTATTTTCATGGCCGCATAATATTTGATAATCCTATTCCAAGCGGCTCCAAAGTACAAGCAGAATATAGCTATAAATATATCAATATAATATATGCTAATAATTTACCTTGGATACGAGAAATACAATATCGATCTCTGGATTTTCCTCTATCTTTTAATAACAATGATCGTGGTGAATTTGATGTTCCTCCAGAATCTAGGGTTCAATTACCGGCAATAGCCATAGAAGTTGTTCCACGAAGAACCCTTAGAGGCTATCAGCTTGGAGGTGGTCAGTTTGTTGACACCGACGTTATTTTTCACTGTTTAGCTGAAGATGAATTTACAAGAAATAAATTAGTAGATATTATTTCGCTACAGAATGAAAAAACAATACTAATGTTCAATAGTAATTCTATTGCTAGCAGTGGAGATTTTCCCCTTGATTATCGTGGTGTTCCCGTTTCTGGGGCTTTAAGATACCCAGATTTAATATCCAAGCATTATAGGGGAGGATTAAGGCTTAAAAATACTACCGTGCAAGGTATGGATCTGATAAATACCAATTTTTACGCTGGTATTGTTAGGTTAACGGTCGAAACAATTGAGCCTACAATATAATTTTCGTGTATATCTAATTAGAGTTTCCCCAACTAAACAGGAGAGATATAATGGCAAATAATCGAATTTTTTACGCCTGTCAGGCCGTAGCGATTAGCCCATACCCCGACAATAATAACTTTGTTGAGGTTCACGGCGTACAGAGCGTTGGTGTTAACACCACATTCAATCTAGAACAAGCCTTCGAATTAGGTCAAATTTCAATTTATGAAAACATCGAAGGTCTTCCAGACGTTGAACTCACAATCGAAAAGGTTCTTGATGGCTATCCTCTAGTTTATAGATTAGCAACATCGGACGCTACAGAAGACACACTAGTAAATAGAACTAAGCAACGATGCTGTGCCGCTTTAGCCATTTTCGCTGACGATCAAGACGCTGTAACTGGAACAGCCCCAGTAGAAATTTATCTATCTGGCCTTTACATCAACAATGTTAGCTATACTCTCCCTGTTGACGGAAACTGCACAGAGTCTGTAACATTGGTTGGTAATCACAAGGTATGGAACACTCCAGCTACAAAGTTTACATCAACCTTGGCTTCCGAATTCGGCACAGATACTCCAAAGAATCTACAGGCTGGCACGATTGCTGGTGGTATTCAGCGTAGAGAAAATGTTGATATGTCATCTTCGACATTACCAAAATCAATCTACGGTGTTACACAGAGTACTAGTGCTGGTAACAACTGGAATTCTGCTACAAGTTCACCAAAAGCTCACATTCAAAATATTAGCATTAGTGCTGATATGGGTCGTGAAGATATTCTAGAGCTTGGAAGAAAAGCTCCATATTATCGCGCTCCAAACTTCCCAATCGAAGTTACATGTGAGTTTGAAGTTATTGCCGTTTCGGGTGACTTCGTTAGTGCCTATGAAGAAGGTAAGCCAGCTTATGTTGGAACCGTAGATGAAGGCAACAACACTGGCGAAGAAACCATCGAAGTCGTTCTACAGGATGGCACAACTTTCGACCTTGGTAGCAAGAATAGACTATCGTCTGTTACATACGGCGGTGGTGATGCTGGTGGTGGTAACGTCAGTATGACTTACAGCTATAGTACATTTAATGATCTTGAAATTCTTGGTCCTCACGGAACATGATGATCGTTAATTAAAACTTGTTACTAGGACTTAAAAGGACACAAAAATATTAGACTCCCGCCATGAGGTTTTTATGAAACAACATGAGCGGGAGTTTTTTATTGCACAAATACGATCCGGTAAGGTTATTATTCGTCAAAATAGCAAAAAACTGATCATAAAACCATTAACATTCGATCAATCTGTAGAGTCTTGCGAAGTATACAATTCGGCATACGAGCAAGCATATATAGATGGTATTATGGATGAAGATGAAATGAATCAGTGGATGATAGAACATGGTTTATGGACAGAAGAAGACGATGCAAAAACCGAGCGATTCAAAAAAGATCTTGAAAAACTCAAAATAGAAATTTATAACTCCAGAGCTAATGCAGAGCTAAGAGAAAAAATCAGACTATATTTAAGGATAGGCGAGAAACAGTTTGCTCAACATCTGTCTCGTAAAAACCTATATCATCAGAATACTAGGGAGGGATTTGCAACAACTGAAAAAGTTACTTGGATTATCAAAAATTCTACTTTTTGTGATAATGCCCTTTATGACTTTAGTGACATTAGTATTAACTATGTTACAGATGAATGGCAAAGTTCATTCTTAGGCGACACTCAGTCCCGCGAATTAGCTAGAAATGAACCGTGGAAGTCGCTATGGGTTATTAGAGAAAACACTAAAGCCAAACTATTTGATAATTCTGATACGTGCGAACTAACATACAATCAAAAAAATTTGGTAATTTGGTCACAGATGTATGATAACATACAAGAGTCACCAGAGTGTCCTTCTAAAGAAGTTATTGACGATGACGATCTTTTAGATGGATGGTTTATAATACAGGCAAAGAAGAGGGAGAATGATAGAATAGCTCAAGAGTTTGATAATGGAACAAAGAGTGACAAAATTAAAAACTCATCCGAAGTGTTCATAGTAAGTAAAGATAAGAAAACAGCAGAGAAGATTAATAGCATGAATTCTTTGCAGGCACTAAAGATCAAACAGCAAAGAGCAAACACAATAAAAGAACGAGGATCAGTAGAGCAACAGAATTTTGCAGACGAGCGATTAAATATACAGATGCAACAAACCAATCAATACCGAGGAAAAATAAGAGGAGGATAATATGGATGAAATTAGGCAGCAGCATTCAGAATACAAAAAAATGAGGGAGTCAAAATATAAAGCAGACTCCAAAGATAGACTCTCAAAGATTCTTAAAAAGAAAATACAGACTACTATGATAGGTGCTTTAAGCACTATTGAAGAAAATCTTGGTTTTTTGTGGAATAATCCTAGCGGAAATTTGACAAAAGAACAAGAGCAGATGAAAGAGATCTATAATAAAATTAGATCAGATATATTAGATAAGGGAAACAATCAAGCTAGAAACATTGATGCTGAGTTGGCTCAATACGAAGTAGAATGGCTTAGATATTCTATAAAGATGCCCGTGATTCAAAAACCACAGAACTAAGGAGGAACCTATGTCACAGGATAAGGAAAAGAAAGTAGAAGTTACCGTTAAGAATGGTGATAGAGAAGAAAAGGTTACGCTTGTAATCAAGCGTCCAAATAACGTTATTATGTCACAGGCACAGCGAGTTGGGGCAAAGGCTTGGACAGATTGCGTTCGTGACGGTATCATGACCAAAAAAGAACTAGAAAAGTTCATGAAAGAGCATGGTATCTGGGATGATGGTAAGGACGCAGAGCAAAAGAAGATAGTAGAAGATATTAGTTCTTTGGAAAAGAAGCTATACGTTAGCGGAACTCACAAAGATGGTAAAATGAGGGCTTCCGAAGGCAAAAAGATCGCCGTGGATATGAGAATTAAGAGAAATGAACTCAGGGATCTTATTGCTGAAAGAATGAGTTTAGAGCAAAATACAGCAGAATCTATATCTGATAATGCCAGATTTGACTTCCTAGTATCAAGCTGCACATTTTATGAAAATGGTCAGAAAGTGTATACTAATTTGGACGAATATAAGGAAAAGGCAGATAGCGAGATAGGTTTTACTGCTGCTACTGCTTTGGCATCTATGCTTTATTCTGTGGATAAGGACTTTGAAGCAAAGTTACCAGAGAATAAGTTCCTTAAAATGTTCCACTTTGTTGATGATAACCTCAGTTTAGTAAACGATAAAGGGGAAACTGTAGATCTAGACGGCAGACGTATAGATAAGAATGGTTATTACATCAATAGCGAAGGCAAGAGAGTAGATAAAGATGGCAATATTCTAGATGAATTTGGCAATTATATTCCTACCGTTACTTACATGGACGATAAGGATAACGAATTAAAGCCAGATGAATCAACTGAAGAAGCTAAAGAATCGGAAGAACCAAGGCGTACCAAAAAACCCAAGGCAGCAACGGAAAGTTGATTAGATAGTGTTGTGCATAATCAGTAAAGGTCATCTTAGAATATGTCAAGATTTGTACTGACAGCACAACTACAATTACAAGCACCAACGAATGTAGCACAAGTAGTTAGCCAAATTCAGAGTCAACTGAATGGGGTTAGTGTAAATGTGCAAGTTCAAGGCGCTCCACAAGCTCAACGACAGATACAGCAAATAGCCGCCCAAACCAATCAAGCTGCCAGTGCAGCCGAGAGGATGGGTAAAGCTTTTGCTGTATCCGTTCGTCGCTTTGCTGCATTCTCTATTGCTACCAGAGCAGTAGGATTATTCACTAGTACTTTAAGCGATGCCGTTCAAACAGCTATTGATTTTGAACGACAGATGGTTAAAGTTTCTCAGGTAACTGGTGATAGTTTAGTTAAATTGCGTGGATTGACTAAAACAATCACGGGATTAGCAACCGGCCTTGGTGTTTCATCCGGTTCATTATTAGAAGTTTCTACTGTATTATTACAGGCTGGTCTTTCTGCTAAAGATACAGAGGTTGCTCTTAAGTCTTTAGCAAAAGCGGCTCTTGCTCCTAACTTCGACAGCATTACCGAAACTGCTGAAGGTGCCATTGCTATTTTAGCACAATTCCAAAAAGGAGTTGGAGCATTAGAGGGTCAGTTAGGATCTATTAATGCTGTTGCTGGCGCGTTTGCCGTAGAAGCTGGCGACTTAATCGACGTTATTCGTAGAACTGGCGGTGTGTTCAAATCTTCTGGCGGTAGTTTAAATGAACTACTTGCTTTATTTACATCAGTAAGAGCCACAACCCGTGAAAGTGCTGAAAGTATTGGTACTGGTTTACGAACTATCTTTACTCGTATTCAACGACCAAAGACTATTGAATATTTGAAACAGTTCGGCGTTGAACTTGTTGATCTTGAAGGTAAATTCGTTGGACCGTTCGAAGCTGTTAGAAGATTAAGTGCAGCTTTGTCTGGACTTGGTGAAGGCGATATCACATTCATTAGAATTGCTGAAGAACTTGGTGGATTCCGACAGATTGGTAAAGTATTACCATTGCTACAGCAATTTTCTACCGCACAAGCCGCCCTCAATGTTGCAACAAAGGCTGGCAACTCTTTGGCCCAAGATGCTGCAACAGCACAGCAAGCGTTAGCTATTAGAATTATTAAGGTCAAAGAAGAATTCTTAGCTTTAGTTAGAGGTATAACTGAAACCTCTACGTTCCAAGTTATGGCAAATACTGCCTTATCTCTTGCTTCTGCTTTGTTGAAAATCTCTGAAGCAATCAAGCCATTGCTTCCATTATTAGCTTCTCTAGCAGCCCTTAAAATCGCTAGAGGTTTTGGAACATTCGTTGGTAGCGTTGCTGGCGGTTTACAGTCTAGTCGCACTTTCAACCAAGGCGGCAAAGTTCATAAATTTGCTAGAGGTGGAATGGTTCCCGGTTCTGGAAATAGAGACACTGTACCAGCAATGTTACAGCCGGGAGAATTTGTTATCAGAAAGAGTAGCGTCAAGAGATTAGGTGCTGGTAATCTTGCTGCTATGAATGAAAATAAGTACGAAGCTGGTGGTGTAGTTAAACAGTCTAAGCATCTATATGGATCTTTACCACCTCGCGGTATGACTAAAGCTACAGCGAATATGACTTTAGAAGAAGCCATTGCTTCTGGTAAACTCAGTAGACAGCAATTATCTAAAGGTTATGGTAAGGAAGCAATCGATCAAGTTTTAGGCACAGCGGCATCTGCAAATGCCTCTAAAGAAAGATCAAAAACCAGAAAAAGAAAATCTTCAAAAATTCCAACAGATGATGCCCTAAAGTCTAAATATCCCGGTGGCGTATTTAGAACAATACCGGGAGCAATCGGTGGATTCTTTTTAACACCAGAGAGCGGCACAGATTCTCCTTATGTATTATCAGCCCCGTATCCATTTGATTTAAATGGTCAAAAAGCAGCAATAGCACCCGGATCAACAATCTCAAACTTTGTTCCATATAGAACAGATATTAAGAAAAATGCTGCACTCAATAAGATAATAGATTCTTCTGCCCGTGGAGGATTAAGATTGGGAGTCAAGAAAGCTTTACCAAAAGTAAATGCCTTCTTAGACATGCCTCAAATAAATTTTGATGAAAATACATTGAATGATGCGGCAAACGCAATTGCTCAAGATAAACAAGTATATTCTACTGTTGGTGGATATTTATTTGAAGGTATCATACAGGGTATTACTGGTTCCAAACTGCTTGGAGGCAGAGAAAGTTTTGATTTTCCCAATGTAGCTAATAATAAAGCTAAATTAGCTGCAATGTTTACAACAGATATTTCTTCACTAACCCCTTTAATTAAAGCGGATGCCAAAAGAAGCAAAACCTCTAAAACTAATAAGAGTATAATCGATAAACTACGTCAAGATATACAAAAAAATAATTTAGATGGGGTTATGAGATTAGCATCTGGCGGTATCGCAAAAGCCCCACTAATTGACGATATTGTAAATGCCAGTGGCACCATGATGCCTCGTCCAAGTTCTGCTATTGCTAGTTTAATCCGTGCTGGCGGTGGAGCTATCGACATCGACAGAACTATCAAGCGTACAATTGGCGATAAAGCTTATGGTATGGCTAAAACATCTGGTCAACAATCAGCTGCATTAGAAAAATATTTCCGCGATCCACAGGCTAGATTAAAAGATGTTACATCAGCACCTTTAACAGCATTCGGAAAAGAACTACAAGCAGCAATTAAGTCTGGACAATTACAACCCGGAAAATTATCTATTCTTAGTAAGTCTCAAAGAGTGCCGGGAGTTGCAGAATATCTAAGTCAATTATTTGGCATTCCACTTGCTAATATGATCTTTACTCAGGGTGGCAGCAAGCAACCAGCGATGGACGCTTTACGAACCAAGGGTCCAAGATCGACTAGAGTTGCTAGATTTGCTACTGGTGGAAATGTTGGTACTGATACTGTTCCAGCATTATTAACTCCCGGTGAGTTTGTTATTAATCGTGCTTCTGCCCAAAAGATCGGATATAGTTCATTACACCGCATGAACAAGGTTGGCAAATATGCAAAGGGTGGAGTTGTTGGTGTTCAAAAATTTGCAGCCGGTGGAGCTACTTTACCAATGGGCGCTCCCGGCTCATTACCAAATATGACAGCCGCTACTCAATCTGTAGCAAGATTTGTTGATACAACAGATAGAATTAGTGACGCTCAAGACGATCAAAGACGTAGCATTGGTGAGGTTATAAATAGTAATAAATTCTTTGCTGCATCAACTATATCGAGTTTAGCACAAGGATTTTTACCAGCAGTAGACGAAAGCTCTGGCGTAATATTAAAACTCACTCACGGTATGCTAGGTCTTACAACAACATTAGCTAGCGTTGGGTTTGCTTTAGAAGCTTTTAAAATACAACTTGATAAACAAAATTTAAGTAGTATTTTTGACTTATTATCTGGTAAAGGTGGTAAGTTTGCTAATCGTGCTGGCACTTATGCGAGATTAGGTGCTGAACAAATACCCGGATTAGCTAAATTTGGACCAGAAATCGCTACAGTAACCAGAGGATTGGCTAAATTTGCTGGTTCATTAGCTGGTGTTACATTAGCTGTTTATTCTATCAATACAATATTCAAAGCACTATTCGACCAAACAGCAAAACTAAATAAAGCTATTGAACTTGGAGACGTTGAGGGTGCTAGAAAAGCTGCCCGTGGTCAAACCAATCTTGAGGGTGCTAATGTTGGTACTTCCGCTGGAGCAATTATTGGATTAATAGTTGGTGGCCCAATAGGTGCCGCAATTGGTGCTGGTGTAGGTAGAGTGTTTGCTAATTTACCAATCGCCAGTTATCTTACTGATGCCGTAAGCGAACTATTTGGAGGTAGAAACAGGGCATCAGCCATAGCATTAGCTGACGCCCAAGCAAATGCATCTAAGACCACCAAAGCCTTTGAGCAGAGAACAAAAGATTCTGCTCAAATTATGAAAGATCTAGAAACTGGATCTATTTCTGCTACAGAAGCATTAAAGAGATTAGCTGCATCTGGAGCAGCCCAAATGGCTGCACAATCTGCCGCATATGATAGAGCTATTGCTGCACAAGAAAATAGTAGGAGTGGTACTCTCAGCGGTTTTGGTAGAGGGGCATTACGAGTTGGTACTTTAGGTATAGCTGGATTATTGGGCGTTGAGTCTGGTGCTGGTAGAAATGAGCGTATTGATAGAGAAATAGCGGATACATCCAAGCAGAGGCGAGCATTTAGAAATCAAAATCTTGAATCTATGAGAGGTAATATTTCTCAAGCTATGCGTGAGAACATTTATCGCGGTAGATCAGAATCGGATGTATACACTACTATTAGTAACGCTACTAGAGGTCCAGATGGATCTAGACAAATATTAACTCCTACAGAGCTTAAACAGCAAAGAGACAATCTTAAGGCACAACAAGCAGCCGCTGAAAAATCTGGCAATAAGCAACAGGCCGAAACTATTGGTTTAGATATAGCACAAATAGATGATGAAATAAATTTCTTAGAACAAAGCTTTAAGAATCTATCTACTGAGATAGAACTTGCAAGAAAGAGATTTGCTGCTATTAATCTTGGATTTAGAACCGTTAGTGCTACTTCAGAAGCTGCTGCTTTAAGGCTAAATAATTTCGTAGCGAATCTTGAAGTTGGGGCTGTTCCTGCACAACAAGCAGTAGCAACATTAGAGGCATCACTTACTAAGGCCGGTCAAGCGATTAGTGAAAACGAAGTTAATTCAGCATTAGATGAAGTAAGCGGTGTCTTCAAACAATTTGGAGCATCCGAAGCCGAGATCACTAAGTTTAGAGAAAACATTGGTGCTGCCGCAACTGTACAACGTAACTTCCCAACCATATTTGAGAATATTAAGCGTAACCTTCAGTCTCAAGATTTAAGGGGAATGGAAGCCAATAGTATTGCTGATGTATTTAAAAAAGAGGTTGCCGCCCAATTAGACGCTAGCGGAGTTGGTGAAGATGTGCGTAACAGAATTCTTGATTCAATGGGAGCAATTGATCAAGATATTATTGATGCCATAGATAGAGGAGATTATGATAAACTTGGAGAAACTCTAGAGGGTGTAAGTCAAGAAGCTAGTAAAGTAATGCAAGAGATTGTTGATAATTATGCTAAGATACATCAACAATTAATCGAACTTACTAAGCGTAGAATAGAAGCTGAACGCAACTACATTGAAGCCCAAAAAGAAGCTCTATCCATCCAAATGGAAGCTAGAGAACTTCAAGGTAAATATGGCGGTAAAGCTGTTACAAATGCTGAACGTCAAGCTAACGTTATTGCTAGGGCTAACGCTGGTGCAGAAAGAATGAGACTTTCTAACCTACAAGGTGGCGGTGTAGATCAATTAAGACGCAGAAATGACGAGATACGACAACAATTCGCTGGAATAGAAGGAAAAAGAACCGTTGAAGGAGGAATGGCTGGTACACAGGGCGTTGTAGATGATGCTATTCAAGCTGATCTAGAAAAAGCAAGTAAAGACCAGATCAGCACCATCAGAGAGTTGATCAAGATACAAGAAGACGAATTAAAGCTTATTCAAGAAAAGAATAAACTTGAAAAAGATTCGTTAGACGCTCTTATAGCTGGCGATGTTGACAAATTCTTTGAACAACAAGCCGCAGTTGGTGCTACTGCCGCTATCGCTACTGGTAATGAAACATTAATGAATCAATTCGGTGCCAAAGCTCTTGGTGCTGCTTATACTGATATTCAAAGACAACAAGAGGCTGGAGTACAAGAACTTTATGGCGTAAGACTTGCTGGCGCTGGCGGCTTAACAGAAAGAGCCGCAGGAGCATCATTAGCAGCCAGAGGTGTAACTGATCCAAGAGCCGCACAATTAACGGCCAGAACAACCGCTGAAGAAGAAAGAATAAATGCTAATATTCGTGGATTATCAAATGAGCTAGCTGACGCTGGTCAAGTACAAGCTGATTTAGCAGCCATGAAGCTTCGAACAGCTAAGATTAATGTAGAACAAGCAGAAATCAAGCTTGCTGGCGGTGAAACATTAAAGCTTGGCGGTCCATCTACTCCAGCAACATCTGGCGGTGCTGGCGGTACTGGTGGTGCTGCAACAACCAATGCCGCTGCTACAGCCGCCGCTGGAACAGCCGGTCGCGTAGCTGGTGGTGGAGGTGCTGGTGGAGTTGGTGGAACCGGTGGAACTGGCGGTCGAGTTGCTGCTGGTGTTGCCGGTGGAGTTAGTGCTGCCACTGTAGCTGCGGCTGGAGAGCCGGTTAATAGAGATATATTCGGATCAATAAGAAGAGGCACCGGATTAGCAGCCACAGGATATGCAGTTGGACCATCAGCCGTTAATGCCGTTGGTGGTGCCGCCGGTAGATTTAGGGCTGGCATGGACGTTGCCAAGATCGGAATGAGTAGCGGTGGATTAAGCAGGGTTGGCAAACTTGGATACGGCGTACAAAATACAACAACGGCCATAAGAAATGGTGCCGCAAGTTTTGGAATAGGTAGAGGTTTAGAACAAGCTGGCTTTGCAGCACAGGCTGGTGAAACTGCTCCTGCTAGACTTGGCAGATTTAGTGTTAAAGCTCAAAATTTTGCACAGAATTTACCAGCTAATACAGCACAGCAATACAATTATTTACAATCTGGACGAAGTTTACAAAGACAAGGATTAACTCCTTCTACTAGGGCTGGAAAAGCTGGCGCTTTAATTGAAAAGGGAGTTCAAGGTTTCCAAAACTTTAGAACTGGCCTGTCTCGCACAACCGCACCCACATTCGGTAGCAAAGCAATGGCTCTTGGTCAAAGAGTTGGAGCAATTGGTAATAGATTATCACCATTAGCTTCTGGAGCATCTAGTTTAGCACAAAGAGGCATTAACGCTGTTGGTGGTCGAGGTTTAGTTTCTGGAGCATCTAACTTAGTAAAAGACTTTGGTTTTGGTAGAGGTCTTGTTGGCAGTGGTATGGAAGATGAGGCATTTACATTAGCACAAAAAGCTGGAGTTGGCGCACAAAGACTAGGTAATAAAGTTGGAACCGGCGTTAGAGCCGCTAGTATTCAAGCTCAAAGACTTGGATTACGCGCTCCGTCTGCAATAAGTAAACTTGGTGGCTCTTTAGCTACTCAGGGTAGAGCGGTTGGTATTCAAGCTCAAAGATTAGGACTAAGAGCATTACCTATGGCACAAAGAGGATTAAGTGCCGCTGGAACCGCAGGTGGCAATTTACTTAAAGGCTTCAATGTAGGACGCAGCGGTTTAGCAAATGCTGGCGGAATGTTTGGTCAGCAAGCAGCCAAGACTGCCGGTTCAACGTTGGCTGGTAGGGCGGGTTTACTTGGCGGTCAAACTTTAGCAAAGGTTGCTGGAAGTGGTGTTGGTAAATTCGCTGGAAGTTTATTAACAAAGGGTGGAGGTTTAGGTCTTGGAACCGCCATCAGTGGTGTTACTAATCTTGCAGAATTTGCCTATGATCCATCTGCTTATAATGCTAAAATGCAAGGCAAGTCTGATGCTGGATTAGCAAGGGCGCAAACAAGAGATACTGCTGGATTTGCTTACGATTCTGCCGCTGGCGCATTAGAAGGATTCGTTGATCCAGTTGGTAAACTTGTAGAAGCTGGCTATGTAATGAAGGACTTTACTAAGGATGCTATGGCGGCATCACAAGCCGCAGCAAAAACAGAAAAGATGAAAGCTGCCACAGTAGATGCTACTGGATTAAATGTACAAGAAAGAACATGGGCCAAAGAGCAGGCCATGAGAGAAAATCAATTAGCCGCAGCACAAGCCAAGGGTGATCAAACTGGTGTTGCCACAGCACAAAAAGAACTCAAAGATTTAGAGGCTAGAAGAATTCAAGAAAGAACCGCCAACGATTGGTTGCCAAGTATGTTAAGTGGCGCTGGAACAGATACTCAAGAATACAAGCAATATGTTGAGCAACAAAAGGCTGCACAACAAGCACAAACAGAAGCTGCCGCACAGCAAGAAGCTCAAGCAAAGGCAACGGCAGAAGCCGTCGCAACCCCGATGAGTAATATACCACCAGCATCGCTAGTAACTCCAGAAAAAGCAAATGAACTACTCAATCAATCTGGTGTACAAGCCATGCAAGTTAGTCAAACTCAGCCGGGAAGAGCTAGTCAACAAACTCTAAGTGGCGGTACTCTTACCAACCAGACCGCAGGAACAACTACTCCAATACAGGCTTCCGGTGGAATAGATCCAGAAATTGTCAATAAATTAATGGCAACATTAGATAAGTTTAATGTTGATCTATCGGCTAATATAGATAAACTAGCTAACACTAATCTTAGTATCAAATTAGATGCCACCAATATTAATGTAAATTTAAGTGGTGGAGATTTCCTAGCCAAGCTCACCAAAGACGTTCAACAGGCTGTACTCACAGAGGTGTCCAACAAGCTTCAAAATGCTAGCATTGGAAATGATGGTAAATTAAAGTTAAGTAGTGGATCATTACCCGGCAGTCCATCTGCCCCAATTTAATATTAATGGATTAAATATGTCTGATATTTGTTTACTTTGCACAACTAGACATTCGTCTAGAACATCTGGCGTTAGTAAGTTTACCGCCAGAGCCACAGTCACCAGCAATCCATATATAAGAATCGCTGGAAATAGTGACATAAATCCAAGTAACTCATTAAGGCCGGGAGTGAAGGCCAAAGTTGCTGGAGTATCAAAACTCAAAGGCAAATATCTATTATCCCACGGCTTATTTGATTTATCAGAATCTGCCGAAGGAAATATTCGTGCCAAACTTCAAGTTAAAGGCGTTATCAGAGCAAGAGTACAATCAAGCTCAGAGATCGATGATGTAAAGACAGAAAAATTTGGTGGATATTTAACTCAAATCAATAGCTTTGATAATTTCATAGCATCAGAAAAACTATATCCCATTCAAGATATCTCATCTTCATTAAATAATAGTTTCTTTGTAGATAAGTACTCTAATCAATCAGAGCTTTATACAAACATCGATGAGGGCGTTAGCATTGGAAACTTCACAAAGCATGGTAAAAGTGGCAAAACTATATCTGATGAAAAAGATTCGTTTATACAACCGTCATCTGTGTTTACTAGTGGAAACTTTAGATATAAGTGCGAAGTTACTACGCCTTTATTCCATGCTGAAAATAGTTTCTTATTCATAAGAGCCGCTGCGCCAGTATCAACATATTTTTCTGATATTCCACCACAGTATAGATTACATAATATTAGGTTAGAAGATCCATCTGGTAATCTGATCATTAAATATAAGGATATAGTTATTCGCGGAGATGCCGATTACTCCAAAGACTATGTAAACTTTACAACATATATTTCTGAACCAGAGATCAACAATCTACTTCTAAATACTTGGGAAGATAACTATCCTCTCATGGAGGAAGCTAGCGGATATACACTCAATATTGATTTTAATATTCAGTGTTTAGACGATCCATTCGCAGAAGGGTTTGATAAGGGATACGAAGATACATGCAAGATAGATGTATTGCTTGCTAGTAATAATGACTATCTATCAGTAGACGGGTCGCCGCTATCAACTCAAACCCAAAATTTTTCGCTTAATCCAGATAATGCTATTCGTATTTCTGCTATTGAAATTGCTAATAGTGGCGGCTTTGGCATCGTCAGAAATGCTTATTTACCAGTAGTCACCGAAATCAATCAAGAGGGTCTTTTATTAACCCGAAATCTAGTACCCATTGATGTTATTCAATACAATGAAGATATTGATGTATATCCAGAAACATATAGCTTATGGGAATCTTCTCCAGATTCCTTTGATAATACTGCTTATAACACTTCTGCTAGTGGTAGTAAATACTTGGCATCAAAATTACAGAACACAGCTATATACGATTATGTGACACTTATTAATAGCACACCACTTAATGATAGTGGAAGATTAACATTAAAGTTTGGACATAGCTCACCAAGAAATGTAACCGGATATTCAGAAGGCCCGTTCGCATTTGGAAGAAAAAATCAGTTCGATGTTGCTAGACTTCAATCCCTTGAACAAGTTGATCACTTCTTTACTATCCAAGATATTTCACTCAAGGTAATAGCTAAGAAAGCTGTTGGTAGTCGTGATTATGCCTTAGATGTTGTTGGTTATAGCGATGATGGTTTGCTCAATATTACTCCTAAAATTGGGGCTTTCTTACAAAATTCAGAATCTCAAAATGGAGATGTTCCAGATGTGTCTGGATTTAAACACATTGATGACTTAGGTATATCATCTGAAACACTTAGCGATAAATCACAATACTATGTGCGTGATATCACACTTAATCCAGCTAAAGATCACTATGCTTTATCAAGTACGCCAGTAGTAAACAGCATTCAATTTCAAGAATACACAATACCCCTAGCTATTTATAAAGATAATGTTGACGTAGGAAGTTCTATCGACTATTCCAATAGCTCATATTTTGAGAATCTATATTTAGATCTATATCCACTTCCAAGTGGAGCAACCATTGCTACAGCACAGCTTGTTATAACATACAAGCCCGCAAATGGTCTAATGCTCTCTACATTTGGTAGACCTATAGCCACAGATATTGCTTTAAGAACTATCAATCTAAAGCCATCTCCTAAGAAAATATCTGATCCAATATTTGATTCAGAATCATTATTAATCGAAAATATACCAAGTGCATTTACAGTAGAGTCCAAGAATAACTACGCTAGAAGATGGAGAGGCGTAGATGGCAATATTGTAAATGGTCCATACAACCCCAATCAATTTGATTTTTCCTTCTTCAATCCAGAAGCGAACCACCCATTCTTAAACGGTTATTATGATTTCACTAATTCAAGTGGAAACTGGATTATATCTAGCGATTTTGCAAACAGTGGTTATTACACTGGGTCGAACAATATTCTCAAAAATTTAGGATGGAGATTCAGTAACACACAGTTATTTAGCAATCCAACAGACTATACTACTATAGATTGGACACAAGACGATAACCCACTATATGGACACTTGATCGACTCATTTGATTCAGCGATTGCTTTATCTGGCATTGACAATATAAATTTTAGAAATATCTCAATCGATAATGGATTTGCAATTTATCTCAACTTCACTCCGGGTGTTGATTATAATACTGGAGATAATCTATTAATATCTAAAGTGCAAAGTTTTACCAACGCCGGTATAATTGTTGGCTTTGATGGAAGTCAAGATAATAGATTATATATTTCCGCAGTTGATGAAAATCTCAATATATACGCGGATTATGGTCAAGAATATGATAATTACCAATATCCTTTATCGTTGCTATTCACATATGATAAAAACCCGAGTGGTATTATACGTCTTTATGCTGCTTCAGCAAATGGTGATGTTATAGATATTTTATCTATTGGCCCCATTAATTTAGTAGATAGCACAGGCGATCTTATAATAGGATACAATAATACAACATTAATAAATTCAAATATATTTGTTCACGAAGTAGGCGTATCTACAAGTGGGAATATTGTACATTCAAATCCCGATAGATATTTAAAGCAAACAACTGCTTATAGTTTCTTGCGATCAAACTACGAATTACATTCTTATATTGATGAAGATATTTCTTCTTGGAAGCTTGGTGACTTTAAAATTTGTTCTTTCTCGGCAGACTTTGATGGTTTTACAAAGCGAGAAGGTAAGGATTTCATAATCCATAGACTTAAGCACGATGGCAGACCATACTCTGATATTACAAATCAACCGCTGCCATCCAACGTCTACGCTTCCGGCTTGGCATATCATACCCAAATAGAGAATGATTTCTTAAGATTCTATCTAGATAACGTAGAGGATTCTGAGAACAATTCTAGATTTTACTCGGCACATCCAAGAATCTCTAAGACCTTACCAAGAGGATATGAGTTTGTTGAAGATGCTATAGTTGTAGATACGGTTTTACAACATGACACATACAATAATATTGTATGGAACGATGGTAAGATCGGTCCAAAGGTAATTGTTAGTTTATATACTACAAATCAAAATCCAACAGATAGACCAAGCAAGAAAAATTGGGGTTTAATTAATCGCTCCATCCATTTCTTGGAACCATCTGGATGTTGGCAAAAAATAAGTAGTACATTTACTCCCGGTGATTTGTTTGATAAGTCAGAGCCGTGGGCTAATTTTGACCCAGAAAGGAATGTGACTGAATTTACTGAAAAATACTACTCCAAGGATATAAATGATATGTTCTTGCAGTATGATTTAGTATATCCATCTGGCTCTCCATTTGAATCGATAATCAAAATACACACCGCCAATGTTCGTTTAGAAAATGCTTTACTGACCTCGCAGGATCACAATACTCAACTAGGATTGAGTACCAGTGGTGAAAAGAAATGGCTAGACAATCTTAATTTGTTTGTTGATACCTATGGTATTTACTCTACCAACTTTGACCTTTTCGTAGAAGGAGATTACCTACCAGTATCTTCTTCTGTATTTAATTTGTTTGCATCTGGTGCATATTATGACAGTTCAAGTCTAAGATTAGTTACATTCAACAAATCATCACTAGATAGTTCAACCGGTGGCGGCAATTTTGGCGATTTCTTTGGATCAGAATATTATCTTGGACCGAATCTGTATGTTGCTGGTAGGAGCAATAAATTCAACGATGAAATACTACCACTTGTTACTATTAATGATATCACTAGTCAGTCTGCTAGTGGATCTCTAAGATTATTTACTCAAAATATTATTCAGACTGATTTCAATAATGCATCTTTAAATTTCTCATTGACAGCTTCTCCACAGCTTTCGTCAGTGTTTGCAAAGGGTTCTTTACCATTACATTTAGAGACACAGCCAGCCGGATCAATTGCTTATACATATGACGGCGGTGACAATGTACTTAGGTTATATATTAATACTGTTGAGCCACGCACATTTGCAAGTGGAACATGTAATCTATTTACTATAAACTATAGCCCATTTAATCAAGTGTTTGGTGCTAGACAGGCTATAGTATGGGATTCCGACAATACCGGCTCAAACATCAATGTCGATGATAATGACTACGCTTTCTTAGAAGCTAATGATGAAATTCGCGGCGTAGATTTATTATGCTATGGAAACTGCAACAGTAGCCATGCCTGCAAAGAAGATAGCGTTTATATGCATGAGCAGCTATGGAGTGTTCCATATTCTTGCATAGATGGTGGAATTTTTAGAGCAAAAAATACTTATACTAATCTTGAAGCAAGTGGATTCAAGACTGAAATAGGATATAGCGGTCACTTCTACGGTATTAGAAAATATACTGGACTATTACCAAATTCACCATATCAAATAATTGTTGACGGACAAACAGGAAATAATGAAAGCGTCCCTCTTCCAGTTGAATTCATTGAGATGGAATATGGCACTAATGAATCAGTAGATTACTCTGGAATCAAATTAGTTGCCGATAAATTTGGAGATGATTATAGACAAGCCAATGACAAGTTTGGAAAATCTGTTGCCATTAAACGAGATGTTATGGCCGTTGGCGCTCCATTTCATTCAATTTCTTATGATGATGGTGAACAGTCTTATAATCTTGAAGAAGCCGGTGCGGTATTTATTTACAAGAGAGATCCAAGGCCAACATCTTATACTTGGCCCTCTGGACAAGACAAGTCCGATTGGAAACTAGAGACTAAATTAACATTACCATCTGGCTTTATCAAAGATTATTACAGAGAAGTAGAAAAGTATTCTATTGATAATGTATCTTTACCATTACCAGCCAAAGAAAGGTATTGGACAGTTGGTCAAGAAGGAAGACAACTTGGACATTCTTTGGATTTAGCTTTATCTACATCCGGTGAAAAGTCACTTGGAGAAGATTCAAGACAGGTTCTGGTTGTTGGTGGGCCAAACGCCAAGTGGAGCAGAACATTCGAAGGTATACAAACATCTGGGGTGCAGATTGGATTAGTGATTTTCACAGACGAGTTCGCACCATCATATGGCACCGGTCAAAACACAACAGATTACAGGACTGTACTATCTAGTATTCGCAATAAAGATATACTATACAAATACTTCGCAAATCCACCAATTAATTTTGATGTAAAGCTAATAATATGCGAGCCAATCGCTGATTCTACCAATAGAACCACGCCAGATTTTCCAGATCCCAAGCCCAACTTTATAATCAAGCAAAAAGTTAGCCGAAATCAAGGTAGACCGGGATCGGATCTATTTATTTCTCAGACTGCAAAATGTTTGAGTGGAATCAAGGAAGCGTTTCATAAAGCTTTCCCGATTGATGAGACTAAATTAAACAACAATATCCCAGTTATTCTTGGATTATATGTAGATAATTCAAGGTCATTGGGTAGGGATGCTCTTTCTCCAGCAATAGATCAATTCATCCAATACTACAAAGAATATAGCTTTGCTAGTGGATTGAAAGATTTCTATAACACACCAGCATCTGGAGCATTTTCAGAATTTACTCCAAACTTTGGCGCTGCCGAAAATTGGGTGTCAATGAGTATAGATATTCTCGACCATGTTTTAGATACAGGAAGATTAGTTGCTAATGATCAAGTTAGATTCCTAACATCTGGGGTTGGAGAACAATACTTTAACCCAAATCTCACACAATTTAATTTCCCACCAGATAGCGGTGGTAGAGTATATGTGTTTGAAAAAGAAAGTGGCTCTTGGAATCTTACACAAGAAATTCCTACACCCATCACCGCTTATGGTATTCCAGATAGATTCGGACACTCTGTTTCTATTAGTGATAATGCTGAAGTTATCGCCGTAGGATCGCCATATATTTCAGATTCTTGTAGGGTCTATGAATATAAATCCGCAGAAAAGCAGCGACTTTATCAAACTATTTCTAGGTGGCTTGATTATAAAATCTCTGCCACTGGCGGTTTAGATTCTAGATACACGAACCTAAAAGAAATCTATAATACAACTATTCAAAACCGTGGGGCAATAGTTGCTGGACAAGAATTATATGTTAGCCTAACATCAACAGAAAAATTTGAAGCAAGAAAATATCTAAATATTCAAGAATATCAAAATATCTTATCTTATGGATATGGAGATATTTCTTCTATTGGTACTTGGGACTTTATTACCGAAAGATTTGTTCCTACATCACGACTTGGATATAGTACAGCCGTCAATGAAGATGGCAGTATTGTTGCTTTCGGCGCGCCAACTGATAGCACAAACGAGTGGGAAGATAACAATATATACTACAAGAATGATGGATACGATGATCCAAACAATATTTACAATCTAAATACTGGTAATGTTCATCCAACTTGGAAGTCTTATGTCAACGCCGGTGCGGTTCGCGTATTTGAATCTCGCAAATACTACCCTCATAATTCAGTTGTAGAATATACTAAGTTTGGTAATCTACAAGAAAGCTTGAATGATCCAATTGATTCTGGTCACTTTAATTACTTAAGTGGTATATTCTCTGATAAAAATTTCAGAAAGACAGAGTTTACAGAAGTAGATATTCCACAGGATGCTGGACTAGCCTTTATCATTACTCCAGAAGTAGATGCATTGAGTGAAGAAGTTGGTGATAATATCGCACAATGGCTTGCTCTTGGTGATAGAAATCTAGTATTAGTTGGCAATGATCCTGTTTGGGAAAAAGATGGCATATATGCTAAGTCTAACGAGATCATCAATAAAATTCTAGATAGATTAAAGTCTAGGATGCGTATTCACGGAGCAAGAAATCAATATGAAGCTCTGGTTTCTGGCTGTATGGTAGAAGGACACATTATACCATCTACTAAGCCGGAACGTATCACATCAACATTTACTTATGGTGTTCCACTTAAGGGTTATGGCGTTGGTGATATTCGTATGCATATGCCGGATTATTATCGATACATGCCTTGCGATAGACGATATCCTAGTTATGATGGTGAGCCGGGGGCATTAGTAAATACTAAATGCGAATTACCACTTGTTCACAATGGCGACTTAAGAGCCGAATGGAAAGATTATTGCGCCGATTGCAGAGGATATCCGCTAACTTATCCAGTTAACTGGCCTTATGTATTCAAAACATTCGAACCGTCTTGCTGCGAACCAATTGAGGATGAGGATAGATTTGATCTACCCGGATTTGAACCAATTCCAATTCTATCGACCGCTGACTATATTGTTGAAAAAACTGTTATACCAGCTACTCCAGACTCATCTGGATATTATCCAATTTACAAGACAGTATTTGATCGAACCATAGATGTTTTCGACGAAGGCAATATGGCTAGTGGCACACAGTTCTATTGGAGTGCCAGTGGTAATAACTATATTTCTTTAAATACCAATATCGGTAATAATCAATCCGCTGGCGTATTTTTTGAGCCAGAACAATTTGCAGATAGACAATCAGTCTTACAAGGAAAAGCCATTTCTGATGAAAGATTAATTACTTCTCGTCAGATGGTTGCTGAAAATGGCGTATATTGCGCTACGCAACAATTCAATAACACATCATCAAGAATCATTGTCATTGCTGGAACAAAAACAGAATCTGAATCCGCTGTATATTCTGGAACGGGAGACGAAAATCTTAACTTCTATGTAAATACTGTTGCAAGAACAAGGTATGGCGAATCTTTAGTTGCTTTCTTAGGATCTGGCACTTGGACAGGAAGATCATCTTTTACAGATGCTGATCCAGATTCTATTTTAGCAGAGCTATTCACGAATACTGGTAATGAAGTCAGATATGCTAACAAGCTATATTCTACAGATGATGTATGCTGGATAGCCGATCCAACTAATCTACCAAATCAAACAGAACTATTAGATCTATTTAATTGGTTAAATTTTGGCAACAAGAGATTAGTAATAACATATAATACTGATAGTTTAATAGAAAATGAAATCGATATTAAGATGAATTTCATAGCATCTTTACTTAGCAATTTCTGCAATATTAAACCACTGTATCTCAATGTCGATAATAAATATGCCAGTGCTAGTGCTAGATCTCTACTGTTCAATGGCAATACATTTATTTCTCAAGGCTTTAATGTCAACTCGTCCATAGACGTATTTTCTTATAATGGAACTGTTAACTATGTTCCATTGGCTTTAGGAGAAAATGCAGTTAATGTTTGTGCTAATAATGTACCAATATATGATACAAAGTATGATACGCTAGGATATTGGAAGATGAGAACCGGAGTAACAAAGGTTACATTCCCGGTTGTAGAGGGTTCTGGTTATAAGATTTTCATTGACACAGTGTCTGAATTACCTTCAGAAAATCGACCACTATACTTTTCTATTAGCAATGTTGGATCCAACCCCAAGTCTCCATTTCCAGATTTAAATAGTGGTTTAGATTCAAGTATATATGATACTCCTCCAGATAGTGAAACAAAGTTTGTGGTTGAGACAGCAAGCATTGGATTTGTTGGCGAACTACGAAATGACTCCAACAACAAAATAAAGACTCAAACAATTAATTGTCAAGCAACTGCTGGTGCTACAAGTATTTCAATTTACCTATATAACAACTATGCTATAGATAATACTAATATAGATTATAGACCACACTCTATTAGACTACATGCTATTTCTGGCGTGGCTATGCCAATAGTACAGAGATTTACCACCAAAGACGTTATTGATAGATGGGAACCATATTTAATATCTGCTGCTAGGCCAGAAATTGTAAACTATAATATCAAGTTTCAAGAATTAGCTAATGACAATACCAAGTATTGTAATAATGAACAAACATGCCTAGATAATGGCATGGGTGGTCAACTTATTAAAGACGGACCAGTTGTAGCAGCACAAGAACAAGAGATAACATCTTCGTTTACTTCTGGATATGAAAGATCTAGAATTACTGTTATCAGTGATTCAAGTTTGGTTCAAGGTAGATGCATGGTAGACGATCAAGGAAGAATGTCTGCTAATACCGTCGCATTTATAAGAAGCCTATATCCTCCAACATTTTTTGCTGGAGTAAATTCTGGAAGACAGTTCAATCAAAGAACCAAATTAATGTCTCCAGAAAGAGGAAGTCCAATAAGATACAATAGTGTTATTCCAAATAGTGGATTAACAACCCTATTCAATGGTAATTTAAATCAAACTCCTTTATCATCTTTGACTGACAAAGAGTCCCTATACAACCCCATTTATGTTAAGCGCACCGATAATCCTTGGAGTCAATTTGATGACCCAGAAACCGTAGAACGAAAGAAAAGAGCAAAGATTGCAGAATTTATATCTTTAGCATCTGAAGCTGGCGCTATGCCAAGATTTAGTGGAATTATAGAAGGTGTTATGTATGAAGATGCTGGTAGAGAAGGTGGTATGCCACAACTTATGAAAGATAAGGGGTACGATTACTTGGATTTTGATAGAGTTCCGTCTGGCTTCAAGGGAGACTTGTTCGGATACTCTATAGATTTACAGGGAGATAAACTAATAGTTGGATCACCACTGTCAGCGTATTCTTTAAATGAATACAAGCCTTGGTCATACTTTATCGAAGGTGGATCACAGTCTGGAATTAGAGCATCATATAATGGTGGCGCTGGATCTGTTTATATCTTTGAAAAAACTTATATGGGTAGTGGAATTGCTGGAAGAACAGTACCTTGGGAATTTACTCAGAAGCTTAGACCAGAAGATATAAATGTTGGTCAAGACTTAACTAATGGTATCGAATCTCAAGCAGAATCTAAGTTAGGCACAAATAGTTATACCGATGAATTTTTAACTGCTAATAGCTTTGTAACCGATCAGTTCGGCTACGACGTTAGTATCGATGGAGATATTTTACTAGTTGGCGCTCCCGGTCATGACTTTGAGAACTATTCCATTAATACCTACGCCTCTGGGTCTTTCATAAGAAAGTGCTTTAATCCCGAGTTTGATATTCCATCCAGAACCGTAATTGATTTAGGAAGTTCTGGCATAAGATCATCAATGGAAAATAGTGGTATAGCTGTACTTAATCGCGGAGCCGCATTCACATTTGAAAACAAGATTGTGGATTGGCCCACTAAGAGACAAAAATGGACGAAGGTAGAGAAAATTGTACCACAGGGATATAAAGCAAACGCTCAAGCTTATAGTGAAAACGATGCGTTCGGAAGGTCAGTATCTATAGATAGAGCAAGAAGATCAGATTCTGATTACGTTATTGGCATCGGAGCCATGAATCACGGATACTCAGCTAGTGGATCTGTAGACAATGAATATGTAGAATATGCAGGTGCGGCATATACATATGATATTATGTTACGTGGCGTTGCTCCAGCCGTTCAAAGCCCAGATGCCTACATAGATGCAAAGATTTTTGGGGAACGAAATGAATCTGGAGTACCAACGGTACAGTTAAGATTTAGTAATGAAAATAATGCTAATTTCAAGCATTTTGCCAGCGGTATAGTTTACACTAACAATCAAGGCGAAATATTTATCGAAGCATCTGGGCAAGATCCAGTGTCAAAGGGTCTAATTTCCCATAGACCCTATATTTCTTCGGTAAATGGTCAATATGTTTATGGTACGCAAAATAGCGGTATTATGCCACTATTTATAGATGGAAAGATCGACGTTGATAATAATATGAACTTATTTACACATGTTGATGACGTAGCAAATGTGTATAATACTCTAGGAATGTACACCGGCAGTGTTATGGACATCGTTTCTAACGATCCATCCGGCTTGATGCTTTATGTGCATACGCCAGATGCAACCATTGTTTCCGAATCCGGCTTGATATTGTATACTGCCAGCGGGATAGGATTAAATACTGACACCATTAATCTGAGTATCAGAGGAAAATAATGCTATTAATTACTACAAGTAATGGTTTACAGGCTGTTATTCGACCAACACCTCTTGTGTCTATAACATGCACACCAATTAAAAATAAAACCGGAACACTAGGTTCATCTTATGATATTGTATTAACTGGAACAATATTAGCAGATGAAGGTTCACCATTTTCTACTGGTTTGCACCACAATAATTACAATAGACCATTAGGCGAAACTATTAGCTACGGAGGTGGTGGTGATCTGCCAAGATTAGGATCTATTTTTGCCAAGCAAAATGCTTTGCGAGAATTATTTGCACTAGAAGCATCTAGATTCGAATTTGCTCCAGCCAATACTCCACCGATAGTATTTTATCCCAAGCTAGTTAGTATCTCATTCGAAGAAGGTGTTTATGTAGATCTATGTAGATATACTGTTAATCTCAGAGCAGATTCTATTCTTAAAAACAACAATCAAGTTTATATCGATAGTTCATATGCGCCTGATGGCTATAATGTTGGCAACAAAACAGAAATAGAATTAATTGCTGAATTTGGCGGATTGGTGGAAGATTTTTCTGAAACTTGGTCTATGGAAGTAGATGAGGGCATTGGAGAAACTAGAGGAGATTTGGGGCCACATAATCCACGCACCTATAGATTAACTAGAAACTTGACAGCTACAGGGAGAGACGGTTTTATCCCAAGTGGCAATGCTGCTACCAGTAGATTATACGGCTGGCTTGAGGCTAGAAACTTTCTTAAAAAATCGGTTATACAAAATGATAGTAATGGCGGATATGCTAAATATCCTAATCATACTTTAGGGGTTTCTTTATCCGATTATGTTATATCTTTAACTGGCGTATATTCGGCAACCAACCACACACGTACCGAAAATATTGATAAAACCGCTGGCACTTTTAGCATCACAGATACATGGTTGCTTACTAGTGGAATTGCTTATGAGAATTACAATCTATCTATTAATGCTAGTATAGACAGTCCATTTATATCTGCTAGTATCAATGGAACCATCAAAGGCTTATCAGTAATACCAGCAAGTGGAAGTCTATACAATGGTATAACTCCATCAACTGGCACACCAAGCCCATTTGATAACGCTAAAACAAAATACTTTGAAGTAAGTAACAATGGAACATATGGCATCACCTCGTACATTTATAAAAGAGCCTGTAATGCTGCAAATACAACTCTAAATAGTCAACCAAAGTCTATAGCTTTAGCAACGAATGAATTTACTGGCGAAATCACATATAATGTAGAATTTGATAATCGTCCAACTAATTTCATCAGCGGGGTACTATCTGAAAGCATCAATGTTAATGATACCTATCCCGGCGACGTATTTGCTATTATACCAGTTCTTGGTAGAACAACCGGACCAGTTTTACAATATATCGGAGGCAGAACAGAATATAGACGAGACGTTGGTATAGAAATTCTATTAGATTACACCGATGTACCATATTCTAGTGGTCGTAACCCATTGCTATTATCTAAGCCAAGTTTAAGAGAACCAATTAGATCACAGCTAAATACTTTAATCAAACAGTTGAGTCCAGCATACGAGCCGGGAGTTAGAAAGTATTTTCTTAATCCACCAAGCGAAAGCTGGACACCAAAAGAGGGAAGATATAGTATTAATTTAAGTTGGACATACGAATTGGATCATTAATATGGATAATACTCTTTATAGACCACTGACTCCGATTGAAAGTGGAAGCCACATCAGTATCACTAGACCAGTTAGCATTGTGGCTTCTGGTGAAGCAAATTATTTTGATTTTTTGCAAGTTCCAACATTTAATACATCAGTCGTTGCATCGACATCTATTATTGAACCTAGCGGTTTAGAGTTTTTACAAAATGACAAATTATCTAATGCAAAGAGATCTAGGGACAATGCTGTTATTGGGATAGATATTTTTAACCCATACATACACTATATTGATAATGGCGGTATGCCATTCAAAATAGATTTTTCTACACAGTTCAACGAAGTTGCTGATAAATTCAACATATATAGCAAACAATACAGAGATCAATTTCAAGAAGAAGATGACACCGGAGGACAACCATGACCATAGTTCTTGGTGAGCATTCAATAGTTCCAGCATCTGGATACTTTGGAGAAACTTGGCCCAACAGTGGTGCTATTCCAACTAGCTTTTCTAGTGCTGGATGGACAACAGATGCTAGAGGTTTTGCACAACAGACTTTTCTTGGGGCTTCTATTCGTAATTTTAATATGAATGGCGGCTTTGGAGATACAAGCTCAACCCTAAGTATTGATCTAGTTAATGATGAATACAATAAGTCAGATGAAACCGGCCAAGGTACGGGTGATGATGTTTATCACGCTGGATTCAGAGACACATTTGTTCCTCCCATCATGGGAGCGCCGGTATTTTTTAAATTTGGCAAGAATTTTGCAACGGTTCAAGAAGCCTATTTACAAACTTTTGATGATTTATATGGTGTTAATAGCTTGGTTGGCTCCGATGATAGCGATAGTGGAGGTGGACCATCTGGAGGAACAGATCAAGGCACAAATCAACCAACTGATGCTGGTGATTTCAATATAGATAATTTCACTTCTATTGGTAATAATCAATATGTAGATTTAGCCTCTAAGAAAATTAAAGACTATACTAGTGTAGTTACTGGTCCAGATAGGGGAAGAAATCACTTAGTATTTGGAGGTATTCTTCAGTCAGTTGTAGAAAATAGAAGTCCAGCGGGCGACCCATTGTACTCTGTTCAAGTAATTGACCCAAGAGAAATTTTATCCAATGTTGTTTTGGTGCTTAACAATTACGCTGGCACCACATACAATAATAACAACATGTATAATATTTATGGCTTTTTAGAGTACAACCCCACAGATGCTACTACTGATGAATTAACTGGACACTATCCAGAAAGTGGAATAGTTCAAAGATTCGTCCAAGCGAATGGTCAAGTATTGTTTTCCGGTGTTAACCCAACCACCGGAGCTATTGTTGATGAAGACCTTGGATATGATGAATTCTTTACACCATCTTCTGATTCAGACGATAATTTACAAGATCCAAGCGCAACAGAATTGCCACCAAAGTTTCCAATCACTGGCACAGGCTTTGCTAGAAGGTGCAGTCAAGGCATACCTTATTATAGAGTAAATCAAGCTCTTAGATCATTATTTAAATTTGATGGTATTTTACCAGAAGAATATGAAGAAATGGGATTTGGTGGCTTCATCAATTTTCGTGGTTTTCATTATGTAGTTGATCTTGGCGGTTTACCAAAACTACCCAAATTCTATTATCTAGATTTTGATCAAATATCACTACTTGATTTAGCATTAGAAATTTGTGATATAACAAGTAGAGATTTATTTGTGACGTTATTACCGATCATAGATCATCCTTCTTGTCAATTTTTATACACTTGGAATAAAGAACAAATTGCTAATAATGATAAGGAGAAGTTGGTCGCCGGTATCATAAGATTAGATACAATAGACAGAACCAAGCAACCAAATTATGGAGCGATAAAGTCGTTCGTAGAAGGTTTAGCAAGTAGCGGCGTATATGTTGAGAATAGAGACTTAGGCTTTGAATTGTCCAATGTTACTACTGACAAATTTATTGTTGGTGGGCAAGAGATTGACATGTATTATTTCTCATCTAATAATGATAGAGATAGTCTTGAAATCAGAAAACAAAGAAGCGGTCAAACAAGCGATCTAGACCTTGGAAGACAATGGAAATTAGAAACTTCGCTAGAACAACAAATATTGCCATATTATGGAAAAATTGGTAAAGACGCAGTAACTATTCCAAAAGGCTTCGGAGCGTACCAACAGATATTATTGGATGCTAGCAATGTTAATGCTAATGGTGTTGGTCAATATTATGTTGCAACGGAAATGGAATTAAGATGCGCATTGATATCATTTGAAAGATGGAAAGACTTTTTAGTAAGATACAATGATGCATATCTTGAATCTATCGAAACAGATGACGCTATAGAAGGTTCAGCATTAGCCGCTACTCCGTTAGCTGGTTTAGAAGATTGGCCCATAGAAGATATATCTAATCATTATGCAGTAACTGTACCGCGATCTGTATTCCCAACTGATAATCAAGAAGCACCATATGGTGACGATGGCTTACCAAAGAGCGCCTGCAATCCACCGTATGGATATCCTCTTTATTATAAGAGAGCTACTAAGATAGGTATTCCAGAGGCTGGTTTAACAAATGTTTCTAATAAATATACCCAAATTATTACCAATTTAGCCAAGATAAAAAATGCTGCAAACGAACAAGATGTAAAAATACTACTGAATAATCAGTGGACTCAAATTAAATCTCAATTAGATATAGACTCGCCAATTGAGAAGCAAATCATAGAATATGTTGAAGGCGTATTAGCTAATAATGATATATCCACAGCAGATGTTATAGGTTTTGTGGAGGAGCAATTTGAGGGCATAACTAAGCAACTATCATCTTTACCTAGAACTGCCAAAAAAGCTACAGAAAATGCGTTACGAGTTTATAATTTTGTAAAGAACGTAGCAGAAGAATGTCTTGGTAAAAAATTCTTAGTCAAAATACCAAAACATGTTAACCTATGGCATAGAAATAAAATTGGGTTCAAAGACTCGGAGGATTCTGGAGAATATGAATTCGGTCCATTTGGATTTAAACCTAGGCCAGCAAATTCCGGCGTTGGATATGAATTCTCATCAGAATTTTATAGAGAAAAACGAGATGCAAGATCTAGTATCCAAGATAACTCAATAAGATCATTTTTGGTGGAAGATCATGCCGAAACTCTAGATGATTTTACCGGCGCGCTTAGAGTAAACTTTAATCCTATAGCCGATCAATATGAATTTAACTATGAGCCAGTAAATTATGGTGGATTTTTTAATTTTGATCTACTATCCAATTTATTACCAAAGAGTAAGCAAAACGCTGTTCAGTCGGAGGGGTTTGATAACCTTCCTCTGGGAATTAAACAGGGAATTATTCCTCTAGATCTAACGAACTTTATAAATGAAAATGGAAGAGTAAATGCGTATGTAAGGTTTGATCATAGTCAAAAATTAGCTTTTGACACTATGAATAATGACAACTTTACTCAGCAAGAAATAAACGGCAACTTCTTAATACCAGATATTGCAGAAAATTTAGACAATACAACGGCAGCAGGTAATGAGTTCACTAGTTTTCCCAAGCCGCCAAGCGAAGACGATGAAGACGAACAAAATAAAAAACCAGATACGATGGCATTTGTTAAGTGTCAGGTGGATGAAAAATTATATATGCCTCCACAAACCGTTTCTAGAGAAATGAAAGTATATGGTATAGAAATCAAAGATATTGGTAAAATTGTCAAACCAAACAAAATTTTAGACAAAAATACCGGACAAATGGTTGACGCTATTCCATACTATAAAGCCCATTGGGTGCCAAATGCTTCTGGTGATACTGGATCAACTACCGCCACTGTATTAGATTTCAAACGTAAATTTGATGTCTCTACAGATGGTAGTGTAAGGTCAGATGCTAATCTTGGATTATCTAGCGGAATCATAGAATCATCTTTGGAATACCTTGATACAGATCATGTATATGCTCTTATCACTTTACCGGGAAGAGTCATACCGATACAAGATGCCAGATTTAGAGACGGTCCTTTTCAAAATGCTAATGCAGAAGCATTGAAACACTTATTAAGTATGGACGTTGTTAAGGGGCTGAATGAATTTTCAACACCTCCATATAAAAATGATGCAGATCCAGCAGAGTATACCAATTTATTAGCAAAGTACAATGGTGTCAGTGATGACGCTAAATTCAATGCTAATTTAGCTTATCAGAAAGTTCTTGATACTCTATCATTTGCATTTCCACAACAAATAAATATGGCTATGCCATCTCCTGTGTATCCTGACTTAGTAGCCATACCGCTAATGTCAAAAGAAAGGTGTTATGGGCCTTGGATTTCATCGCAAATTGATCGACAAGATCCAGATACATCTATTAGTAGAGTTGGCGATGTCCAAGCTACAGCATATGCTAATATTGGTGGAAGAATAGAGTTTATTAAAGATGAAAATCTAGCACCTTGGAATTATGCTGGATACAAGGGTATGAATGAGGCTGGTAATTTACAAGCCGCTTTCTCAAATAGCTTATTATTATTTGCAGAGAGGGGCGGATTTACAGTACCAGCAGAACCATCCGGTGTTTCATTAGGTAAGGCATTATTAAATAATGGTCCATTAATTACAAATATTAATGTAGATATTTCTGAGAATGGAATACGAAGCACATATCAGCTAGAATTATATACATCTAGTTTTGGTAAACTCCAGAAACAAAAAGCTGATGAAATTTCTAAAGCGAGTAGAGAAAGGCAAAAGTTAAAAGACGAGAGAAACTCTCTTATTCGTAAGAATATGGGGAAAAATCAGAGATCAGAGAACTATCATAAAATGATAGAAGATATGAACAACGCCATCAAGGCATCTGAGGACGCTTTGGCTTTATACAATGATCTTCAATCAAGAGCTTTAACTCCAACATACGTTGTAGCATCTGTTAAAAAACAAGACAAGGATATGTATAGTAGTACACTCTCAACCGAAGTACAGGTTAAAAAATATGGGGTAGAAATGGCTATGCAGTCTCAAGAAAGTCTTGGCATAGCTGCTCAAAACTTTGCTACCAAAATGCAAGCCGCTGTTAACTATTATAATTCTGCTGGAAGCGCACTATCAGATAATCAAACACCAGCATCATTAGATTATTATCATCACAATATGTCGCATAAGCATCCGGCATTTATCAAAGCTAAACAAGAGATTTATCAAAAACAAGATGACGAAGACTTTTCTCAATTAGATATCTCACTATATGAAGGATAAAAATGGCAACATTTAAAGGATTATTAAATCATTCTGGTGCGGATTACCACTCTTTCTTCGTGAAAGACGAGGCTTTTGAAGATATTGGGTTAAGCTATTTTACCCAAAATTCACTCAAAGAGTATATAGAGAGTAATAAAAAAGAACTAGAAGCATACTTTGGGAATCCAGATCAAGCAATAGACTCTTTAACCGGAGCCTCATCTTTTGCTGAAGAGCCATCTATCATATTATTTGATTTAAATAATAACTCATACTCTTTGTCTAGCAATGATTTTTTGCTTGGAAAAACTCTGACAGAAGTCATAGATGGTAATGATCAGATACAGTCTGGTCAACTAGAAGATGAGACTATTTCTGATATTGTAGCAAGTGTGCAAAACAGTTTATCTGGATGCATTACTTTTAGGCCAACGGTTAGCATATTTGGTTCTGAAAGAACCCCTATAGTACATCTGTTTTTAAAAAATAAAGAAGACAACAAGAATGAAAGAGTTATCACTGTCAAGGGCGCACCTGTTATTACAGATATACCTAGGCTTCCAACGGGTAGAAAATACGGTTGGCAAGAGACTCAAGATGTAATGTCTTCTGGTATAGGTATTATTGCCAAGCCAGCACAAGATGACAATAGTAATCCACTTAATGACATAACAGGCCCACTTAGAGTCTCATATAATAGGGCATTAGGATGCTGGGAATCTGGATCGCAGCAAATTTTAGCTAAACTATTAACTGATATAGATGCTGCCAAGCTTGTCAATTCTGTAAACTATGATGGAATAGACAGTATTTCTAATGATGAAATATTCAATGTAGAATCTACTAATTATATGGGTCAATTTAAAACAGGCATAGCCTTACCAATGACTGTTCATGGTGGAAATCCACACACTTTTGGCCCAAATACCATCAAAGAAACAGAAAAGAAAGAACGCATTAGAGTTGTCAACAGAGCGCCAAGATCATTTAAAAAGGGTGACACGGTTATGTGTAGCCTAATTGATAGCGAATGGATTATACAGGGTTTCGACATAGCTGAAACTAAGTTGAACACATCCATCAAAGTTGGAAAATGGTCATTTAATAAGTTCTTGGTTAATTCTGATTCTTTCTTCAGAGATAAACGATTTGACAATGACAATAATAGATACATAACATTATATACTCCAGATAAATATGAAACTATTAGCAGAACTAGATACTATAGACATATGTATCCATTTGGTAATGTCCCACAGTTAAGTGACCCATACAAGACATTTTTAACCACAGAGTCTATGAATGATCTTGGTAAAATCGCACAACTTAATCTATATACTCCTTCTGAAAAACCAGATAAGCCAAAGTATACATTCGATGAAACTGACGAGGTTGAAGCTTTAAGAGCTTCTACACCTAGCGAAACTTCGTATGACTTTGAAACTAGCGATGGATATGTACAAAGCAGTGCATTTGATCAAGTTGGTAATCATATGGGTGGTACTAGTTCCACCAATTTTCTTGGTAGAACCAATGTAGCATATGAAACCAATGGTGAACCGGATGCTTCTGATGGTTTTATTTATGTAGATAATTTACCAATCTTTTGGGGACCATTATTTCCAGACGGATTTGGTTCTCAACAAACTCAAGCACTTAAAAAAGTTCGGCCAATGAAAGCATCGGTAGAGGGCGTGTTTGTTAAATCAAATGATGGGTCAAAAATTTTATCGAAAGACGATGCCGAGAATGGATTATCTAGATACAAAATGTTTGATAGCGCCGAAACCGAGGCTAATCTATTACAGCTTCCAGCCGAGATAGGAATAAACGGATCTTTAAGTGGATTATCTAGTTCTCCTATAGAGTGGGTTTCATCATTTAAAAATGTAGGCTCTGTCAACATGATGGATGCTTGTCGTGATTTTTTACTATCAAATCAAAGATATCATTGGCTTTATAAGGTACAAGATAGTGGTAACGTATACGGATTGAGTCCGACCCAGCCATCAAAAATTCAATTTTCTCCATTACAGGTAGAATTTACTACCCATGATTATACCCCAACAACAGCATCAAAAGAATGGGATGAACTTAAAAATGCATTCAAATCTTATCTTAGAGAAGGTGTTACTGGTCCAGCTTGGGGCAATATGACTAATAGAGAAAGTAGTTTTCCAAAAATAGGCCCAGATACAAAATATAATGCTTCTGGTCCTATCGGATTTCCTCTAGATGTATTACCAGCAGCAGATACTAGCGGTTTTGATTATAAGTCTAATTTTGTTGGTATCATTGCTGCTAAAAATAAGTTTTCTGCTTTTGGTTCTATTGTTTTAACTGTTGATCAATATTTTGGATTACCAGCTAAATCAACAGTAAGTGGTGGTCAAACTGGTGGAGTAACTATTCTGCCAATTGGTGGAGGAATTGGATGGGTAGGTCCATCTACTCCTAGTAGGGTTAATTCTAGTCCACAGTGGGGTTCATCAGATGACAAATACAATAGTTTTGGAACAACTGCTTTACATGTTAGAATATTTGATCAGTGGCCCGATGATCAGACAATCTATGATGGTAGATATTTTTCTGTTCTGCATTTCAATCCTATCGTAAGCAGTGGCGATCCTAACACTATTCTTACTAAGACTCTCAATGCTGGAGAGAGAATTCCAAATTGGGAAAAACCAGAAAATGTGTCAGTATTAAACAATTATAAATATGAAAGACAAGTAGATGTTCAACAAACCCCTGTTGATTTTAGAGTCCCAACTTTTGGTCATCCGTCTGACACATCAATAGATAATAAAGTTATTCCTCTTGACGCTGTTGTAAATAGATTTGGATGCAACAATAAAGCACTAAGACCGGTAAATGAATGGAGAATAAATCCAATCAGAAGAGGACAACTCTTAACTATGGGTGGATTTAGATACTATAAGAGGTCAATCGGCTTGTCGGATAATAAAGTGGTAGTTAAAGCTGGTAAAGGGTTTGTGGCAAATGAAGAACTAGAACTTGCCAAGGGTGTCAAAATTAAAATAACTGGCATTGCTAGCGGTGGTGGCATTACTAGCTTCACATTTACTAATCGTGGCGAAGGATTTATGCCATCAGATTTTGCTACAGTTCAAAAGGTAGATAATCAAAATCAATATGGATATTTATTATCTATTCCAAACTCTGGAGAAGGTGGAGAAAGTGCCTCTATTTTGATTCTAAATGGTATAATTTGGGATAAATTAGCCACAGATGCTGGCCCATTAGAAAGAACAAGTGGCCCAATAAGAGTTACTTCTAGTAGCCAAAGAGGTGGCGTTGGGGCTATAGAGGCCGGATTAGTAACTAATATCAATTTAGGCACTGAAAACACAACTGGAAAATACGATGCTTTTTACTTTTTCCATAATGACATCCTACACACCGTAGGTCAGGGAATAGATGCGTTCGTACCCGGATTTGCACAATACGTTACATTAACCATAAGTGCAGGCTAATTTCGTGTATAATATAGTGGAACTATCTTAAAATAGGGAGAAATTTATGGCTGAACTCAAATTTTACGCTAATATTAAAGATCAGAGCGGCGACGGCGAATTGATCAATCATTCAGCCGGTTCCGGCGTTGGCTTTTATGGTAACGGTTTTGGTATTTCAGTACCAATCGGTGCCAAGCAAACCACAACATTCGTAACCAATGCTCTTGGTACAAATGAAGGCCCAAGACTCAACAATACAGCTTGGGCATCAAGTGGAAACCTAAATACAAAAGGCACAGTCAGCGTTAATAGTGCTAGTGCTGTTGATCTAGATAAATTACCCAATTATCTATGCCCACTTAATATTAGATTCACACACTCAGAACCAGTACGTGTTCAAAACTGCCGCCTAAGAATATTTGATAGAAATAATATCAATAATCATGCTAGCGGTGTTGTAACATATGTTTATGAAGCTAGACATCCAGCCACAGTTCAGTCTGTTCTTAATTTAAGCCATAGAGCTAGATCAGAAACTAGCTGGTATGAATTTGATCCAGTAGATGCTATGACAGATATGGCATTTACAGCCTCTCCCGGTGCTAGCGGAAAGAACACAAACACTCAGGACGCTGGAGCTACCAGTTTAGGCTTTACTTCTACAGAAGGCAGTTTACATCAATCCGCCAGACACGATTGGTATGTTGCTCTCAGTTCGGAACCAATCACTGTTGGAAGTAAGACTCAGTACGGTCTATACTTTACTTTAGAATACCTATAATGCCAGAAAAGCATATAAGATTATTTATACTAGCAATGTCAGCAGCCGCTTTTGGCTTGGCTGGATTCTTATCTTGGTTTTTAATTAACGGTAGAAGTTGGTAAAACAGTAAGACCCGTGGGCTACATATGCGGCCCACGGGCTATTACTATCTTAGCCTCTATTAATATCTATTCAGAGGCCAACATCTCCTATCATATCCCCAGTACCTATATTGTTGTACTGGAACTGTCACTGGAACATAGGGATATCCCCAAACAACCCTAGTTTCAGCTACCAACGGATTCACCACGACAGGAACCGTTACTGTATAGTATGGTGCTTGGTACACCATTACTTGTAGATAAGGAACTGGCTGCGGTACAGCCGGTGCAGAAACATACGCATAATTATTTTGTACATATGTTTCCTGTGCATATCCTTGATCTACCATAACAAACATTATACAGGCAAATACAATATACTTAACTAAATTAGTCATTCAGATTGCTCCGTTTTAGGATTCCACTTTACCCAACCGTTGTCTGGCAACCACTTGCCATCATTATCTTTACGCTTTGGGAAAAGCCCGCCACCCTTCTTGTGAACGCCAAATGCTAATCTAGCACCACACTTAGAGCAGCGAAGCTCGTAGTACTGATTATCATCGACCGTTCGGACCACAAACTTGATATCGTCGCAGCCACATTTTCCACAAACCCCTTCTTCAAAGACCTCTTGGAACTTGCTTAGTTCAGCAAATAGATCCTTTTGGGATTCTCCTTCAATTTCTCCAGTAATTCTGCCATTTTTTGTAGTATATGTAAGTTTCATTTAATTACGCCACTCCTGTTGGTAGCCAAGGATTTCTTTTGGAATTACACTCTTGTCCCGCTGGTAATCATTGAGAGCATCAATAATATCACTAGCGACTTTCTTAGATACTTTCTTCGCACTATCAGCATTAAATTGCTTAAATAGTTTCTGTCCATCAATATTAAGCTGCTTACACTTAACATCGATAAAGTTTAGTTGAGCATCACTCATTCGGCTTTGCTCATTATATTCACCTTCACTGCTAGTCTTTGTTGATGAAATATCACGGACAATCTTAGCAGTATCTTTCTTTGTGAGTTCTTCTGCCGCGACACCCTTAATCTTAAGTGCCTTTCTCAAAGCTCTAGCTTCTGCCCTTGTGCTAGCAATAGCTACGGCAAAAGCGCAGAACATATCGTCAGTATTACCCTCCCAAGAATCTGCTACTTCGGAATATCTCATGCCGTTAGCAAATTCTACTGTAAATACCACGGTAGCACGACCGTGATGATCTTCACGTTGCACAGGGAATACTTGAGTCGGACCACTAAAAACAATTGGTCCTAAAACAACTTCTGATACTCTACGAAGACCAGCAACCAGAGGATGACCATCAACCATTTCTGATTCATGGAACAAAGTCATGGCATAATCATGCCATTCTGGCGAAAGCATAGACGGCATATTAGAGTTTATAACGTCTTTGGTCTTGGTATTTGTATTACTAGGTGTTGCAAGTTCTACTTCTTCAAACAAGTTTTCTGTTACTTCTATTGTATTCATATTCATGTTTCTATCTCAATATACCTTTCTGATTCTTTGGGAAACTTCTTCTTGATTGTATCCAAACATTTCAGAATGTCAACCCTCAATTTTTCTTTATCGGCCAAACACATGGAGTCAGCTAAATGTTTTATTCTGACTATTACCATACCCTTGCTTAGAATCAAACCAGTTTTATGAAAATCTGCCTTGATTTGTTTTTGTAGTTTTTCCTCTCCCCATATGGGCAAGAAGTGGGATGGTCCGTCTACTTCTATTATAGTCTTGATCGACGGCACGTACATATCGATTTCAAGATTTTCATTTTGGATAAGATATTTTTTATGATAATCTACTTTATATCCGCTAGCTTCTAAGGCTTCGTATATAAACTTTTCTAACTTTGATCCTTCTTTACCAGCTAATTGAATGCTTTTGATAGCAGACTCCAACATATTGCTCTTATCAATCTCTGACATTTCTTCCCATCGTTTTTTTGCTTGCTTAATTTTCTTTTGGTATTCCGCATCGTCCATATTTTCCCAATAATTTTTTAAGCCAGAACTGATCTTGATTTTTTCCTCATAAGTTCTTTCTTTGCCCAACGTGGGATGTTTTGCATTTCCGCTTTCGATGGCATTTTTTTGTGCTTCACTTTTATTTTTCAGATTCACACCGTTCTTGATGAGAATACGTCTTATCTTATTTGGATAAGTTCCCATAGCCTCCGCAATTTCGTATGTACTTTTGTTCTCTTCAACATACATTCTTACTATTTTTTCGGCATTCATAATATGTGTTCCAGTAAATTGTCGAAGTTATTAGAAACCGCGAGTGGATTGACACCAGTAACCCTATAGATAAACTCTTGATCCGCTACTGACCTACATATAATAGGTATTTTGTCCTGCATAATCTGCAAAATATCCAGCACCTTTATATTTTGTTCCCATCCGTAATAGTAATATAGTTCTAAATTATTGACTATATTTTTGGAGCTAACCAAACAATTTAAAGAGGATACAACTAACTTACCTTTGAAATTCCACAAATCTGTGCTATTAAACATTCCGCACTTGATGTTAAATGGGTTAAACCCTATTCCGTTATAGAATAAGCTAACATCGTGAACACCATTATGCTGGAGCGAGTTGGCAACAAAGTTATTTATAGCTTCAAGTTGCTTTGTGTCTGATAAACTGTCTATATAAATCCCTATATTCATGATTGTTCTTCCTCTACTATCTTGTATCCATTTTGTCTAACATAATTCCAATAACGATTCATGCCAACGTTTGCCATATAATCCATAGATATAGCTACAGGCTCTTCGCCATATCTAATTGCAGTATCTGGCATAGATCCCCAAAGATCCATATCTTCTTTTGGATGTGGAGGAACATAAGTATTTAATCCAAAATGCTTTTTGACAGCATATGATAGGTGGGTATCTTCACCGTATCTCATTGGGATAACATCTGGCATCTCAGCCCAAAATGCTCTTAGCCAAACTTTTTCAAAAAACCATGAATGGCATCCCATGTCTACCCTAGTGGTGGTTTCATTTGGATTACACCAACCAATCGCTGTATAGCTCTTTGGTGCTGGATAGGTCAGATCGTGTTCCTTATGGGCTAATACGCCCCTTGTGCTTAATACGCCAGCGTGGGTCTTCATAGTATTCATGCAGTTCTCTATCCACTTTTTACCGGGGATAGTATCATCATCTATTACGCACACATATTGCGTTCTAGCATTTAGTGCGGCTGAAAATCTTCCCCAGCTTCCGTAATCAGAATTAGATATAATGCTTCTACAAGAATTGATTACTTCTGGATCAAATTTGGCTAAATCATCGACTAGATTAACCCAAAGAATAATTTCTAGATCTTGATATGTTTGATTCTTGATCGCGTTGAATTGCTCTCGTAAAGTGTGCGGTCTTTTGAATCCGCTCATAACCATTGTTACGCTCATACTTTATCCTTTGTGTATAGTTCTATTAATTTGTCAAGTTCCCCAAGTTGATCTTTGCATGAAAACTGAGATAGTAAAGACTTGGCCTTATGCAAACATGTATGTCTCTTTATAACGCACTTTTTAAGTTGAGTTGGGTCAATACCACTAGGATCAGTTATGTCCATATCTGTTCTAAATGACTTCTTTATTTTATCTGATACTATCTTTCTTTCTTCTTCGCTATCTATATCGAACCAGACTCTATTTCCATAGAAAATTGCGTCTAATAAAACCTGTGGTATAAATTCAAAACCCGATCTAAAAATAAAATTGTTATAGTTTTTGTAGATGTTAGCAAGTTGAGTAATTGGCAATACAATGTCCACCTTGCTTTCTAGTTTTTCTTTAGAAGAAATGGTGTGGTATGTGTTTCCAATCGATTTGATTTCATTATAATCACTCACAAAAATTCCATTCTCTATATTATACTTCAGAGATCCTTCATTTAAAAATACATCGCTACCAAAGCCTAGGTTTAGAACCTTGATTTTTTTAGATTCTGTAGCGGAATCTCCGTTGAGAAAAAAGAATGGACAATTAAGCTTGGCTTCTAAAAATATTTGTTCCAGAGAAGATACTGCGGCTGCATTTCCACCTGTAATATTAACAATCATTTGTATGTGCTTGTTTTCTTTCAAGTAGGACACAGCGTCTGTCGTTACTCCAGAAATATGTGTTATAAATACGTCTGGTTTAACAGTGTCAAATAAATCATAAGCACTTACCTCTTTTGGATCCCATATCATAGACTTACAACCTCCCAAAAGATTGAATGCCATATTCAAGTAATATGGTTCTGTTTGGGTGCGTGATCCGTAATTCAATATGACAAATTTCATGTTAATTCCTTTATAGATCTATATGTTTTAATGTTGCTTATCTTGTGTAATGTATTTTCATTATATATGCATCTAAGAGATACTCTGGATCTAACAAGCTCATTTAATGCTTCAAATATAAACTTATTTTTATTATCATGTGACGATAAAAATTTTCTAAATATCTCTATCGATTCTTGAGTATTTAGGAATACTATTTCGGACCAAGTTCTATGAGCGCCAAATGAAAAATATTGTGCTTGATGCTTATCATCAACATTAACCTTAATTTCTAGGTTGTCTGATGGCTTGTTTTCTACCAATATGCATGAATCCTTGTCATCTATTAAAGATAGCACCTGCTTATTCAATAGTAGATTACCATCACAAATCAATAGTTTATGGTTAAAAGTATTATTGATAGCTACTCTGGTAGACTCGCACGAATTAGAAGATTCAAACAATTGATTCTCTACTATACGAATATTCAGTTTATTATACTTAGATCTCACGTATTTACATATTTTTTCTGCATCAAATCCAATGCACAGTATAATTTCAAAATTTTTGAATGCTTGTTGAATAGCATGTATCTGCAAATCTATCAGTTTGTATTTTTCATTAATTGCAATAAGAGGCAACGCACCGTAAGATTTCATTCTATATCCCGGTGAATCACACAATAGCACAATAGTAATTAAATCTGGTGCATCAACGACGGTCGCCTTCGGACCTCTTTTGATAGCAACCGTTCGTTTACTTTTTATCTTAGATTTCAAAATACATCCCCACATTTTTGGATTGTTCTATTATACTATTCACGTTAGCATAATAATCGATGTTTTGATTCTTGATGAATTCTATTCTATAAGCTATATTCGATATGAAATCGGTATTGTGTATGTGTCCTATAATGAACTTTTTGATATCCCTATTTATTGCATTATTTACAGAGGTAAAGATGCCTAAATCATGCATATTTGTTGCATTTAATACGGCATGATATGTACTATTCGATTTAGTAACAAACTCGTTTAGATAAATGCTTTTATGAATACAAACAGATATTTTCGGTGAAATTTTGTGCAAGCTCATGAAAATACGTAGCACATTATTCTTTACCGCCTGAGTTTCTGAGTCTAGGTGAAACAAATACCAGTTTATCTTTTTATCATAATATGTTGCATTTGATACAAAATTGATGATAGTGTCGGTTGCTTCATCATTTATATTTGAGCAATCAATAAAACAATCGAATGATAGGCTGGATTCGGCCATAGATTTATCGATATCTGGTTCACCATCATTCCATTTACTATTACGATACAGATTGCATAGGCCATTAATGACGTAGAATTCTTTTTCTTCGTCATACGCTTCTATAACGTTGGGTCTAAATTTTTCTATTCTTTCGTGTAAGCACCCAACTTGCGTTTTATCATCATAGGTTGCAAAGACGCAACTTTTACAACTAGTTTGTAGCCTTCGGTCTTGAAGCTGTGATTTCATAAATATGTCCTTGTATGTTTGCTTGTTCAATATTTAATCCGTGTGATTCTAGTAACTCTACAATGTCCCTCACATTATATAGTCCACGTTTTGTAAAGATAAGCTCATTAAAAGCTGCACTAGGCATTTTTCCGCTTGTTACATCTCTTGCTACAGAAGATAGCTCTACGCCGCCTAAAAATAATCTAGCACCAAATCTCATCTTTTTACAAACTGATGAGACGAATTCATTTAGAAGATTATGCGGGATGCTATCTAACGCATTAGCCGCGACTATATTAAATGCGGCGTTGTCTGGCACAACCCCAAGATCTATTTTACCATATAGAATAGGAATAGTTACAAACCCGTCGATTGTTTTATCTAGTTTTTCTGTAATTTGAATATTCATCGTGTAGAAACCTCATATACCATATTGAATATACCGTTCCATTGTGAAAGAAACTTATCTTGTGAGAACCTCTCTACAATAGTCTTTCTCGCATTAGCCCCAAGCTCTTGTCTCACTTTTTCGTCATTAAGTACAGTCTGCAAATATTTTTTCAATTCTTCTTCGTCATTAGAAATATAACCATTATAACCATTAGTGATTATTTCTGGAATCATACAGGTGGCTGTCGATACAATAGCACACCCACAAGACATTGCTTCAAGTAAAGATGTTGGTATTGGACTAAGTGTGGAGCTATTAAAATATACTCCGCAGCTATTATATTCTTTTACCAGTTCTTCTGTTGAGGATGCTGATTTTGACAGGCCATCTGTATCCCCAACTAATCTAGTGGTAAGGCCGTCTGTTACTCTCTTCCATCCAGAATAATTTAAACAATAGTCACGATTAACAAAATCATTAGCAACCGTTAATACATATGGTTTCTTTTCTATGTCAAGCGGAGCAAATGTTTCTGAGTCTATTCCGTGATGAATCACCAAAGAGTTATACTCAACACCCCAAGACTTTTTGGAATACTCTGAGATAAAAATATTAATATCTCCAAGCATGTTTTTCATAGCTTCTATATTTTGTTGACTTAATGTTTGTGGGGTTGGTAAAGTATGCTCTAAGCATATTATTGGTAGACTTAGTTGCTGGTTGATTTGTTGAGCAACTTGGAATTGCCAAAATTTACTTTGCACCAGAATCATGTCGTAATTTAGAAACCCGCAAGGATTTGATTCTGGCAAACTATAGTAATTTTCTGGGGGTGCTAATTGATTTGTATTCCATTTCTTGGCATTTGGAACCGTGAAAGAGAAGAAATTATGCCCTGTTTTACAAAGCTGAGACTCATATCTTTCGTGAGTTGGAAATGTCAAAATATTAAACTTCTCTGGCTTGGTACTATTAGCCATAGATATCAATCTTTTTACAGAGTTATTAATCATTGAGTGCTTCCTTTATCATGTTCCCAACGGATTCATAAGAAAATAATGAGGCTCTTTTTAGTCCAGCGGCTCTATCTACAGAACCCCTATTTTCATAATAGAATCTCATGGCTTTTTTAATTATTGATTCACTTGGTATAAACCATTCGTCAGTACCAGTAAATAATTCTGGAAACGCTGGATCGCCATGATTACAAACTCCATATACTCCATTTACGAGCCAGCCAGTGCTGGTATTATGTAGATCTATGAATTCTTTTGGACCACCCTCATTGCTACATATTGGTGTTTTTCCAAAGCACATGGCGTCAAATGCTGGTATAAACCAGCCCTCTCCGTGGGTTGGACCAATAAAACAATCACATGATGAATGCAGCATATTAATGTGATTATTGTCTATTTCTTCTGTTATAACCAACTCTTTGTGGTACTGGTTTATATTAGGATATAATCTCATCTGCTCTTTAATGCTTCGACATAAATTGCCAATATACTTTTGAACATCCTGTGGATTCGTTCCATGTCTTTTGATTTTTAGCACAAGAGCAACTTGTTCGGACGCATGAAACTCAGAATGAAAAGATCTAATAATAGATACTATATTTTTGCGATCATTGAGATCACCTATGAAATAAAACTTGAATTTATGCTTATTGTTTCCAAAGTCCACCTTGCCATAATTTTTGGAGTATTTTGACAAATCAAAAGCATGTGGGATAACTCTAATCTTTTTCTTAAAACCGCTAGATACTAATGACTGTTGTAGCGTTTGATTAGGAACCCATATTTCATCCATAAGCTCTAGGTTATTAAACCAAGAAACAGAATTGATATTGGTTGATTCAGCAACAAAATATCCTATATTCTTTTTGAACTTATTTGTCTTTACAAAATGATGTGGCAAAACATGCTGTATGCACACATCTATATTAGATAGAGATTTTGATTCTAAGGTACTTATTTCTTCGTCTGCTAGTGGCCTTGCCGCTCCAAGCCTAATGCTTCTACATACAGTGTCTATTCCTGACCTGTGCATAGATTTGATTAGATCGATTCCGCAATTTGACCACCCGCTACCTTCATTGTAGTGTGATATGAATAATGCTTTCATTTAATATTCCTTATAGCGTCTAATCGCTTTTGTTCCCAATAATTTCTTCTATTGCATAGTGCTAACATCTGGTTGTATGCCATATCAAAATCAAAAAATGATCTTCCCTGTTTACCATCAAAGGCGGCTGAACTTTCATTAAAATACATTCCGCCCGTTGTAGAAGTTGTACTCTTATACATCAAATCTCGTACAAGCCTAGCTTCCATAAATGAATTTATCTTTTCTGGCTCACACAATACAGACGTTATCAACCAGCGGGCCAAATCTTCATGAGAAAATTGCTTATTTATATTCTCTGGTTTAGCTTGTGGTTTTCTGATTCTAGATGGAGATTTCCAGCCCAAGTGGTCAGGTATAATCTCGACACTATCAAAATAATCTTCCCACATTTTCCCGCTTTGTTCCCACCTATAATGCTTTAAGAAAGATTCTCTTGTTTTTGCACCCCAATTAAGCCGTTGATCTTTTGGCATATTGAAGAATGCTAACATTAGACTAGATGCCAATTCATTGTCTGGCACTGCTCTTAGACATCCGGTTTCTAGTTCTTTATACAGAGCTTTTGGTGTAATCGGTATTCCACCTAAGTTTCTAACAACACTTTCCATAGCAGAATAATCCGTTGACATTACTGGAACGCCACATGCAGCAGCTTCTACTTGTGGCAACCCAAAGCCTTCACAGTTTGCATACTGAACATATAGATCGAATAAGTTGATAATCTTTGCAAGATCCTCATACTCTAGACCGTTCTTAACATTTGATAATACGGCACCATATTTATTTGAATAAGGTGACTGTGCTACCGCACCCCTAAATAAAGAAACGAAGGGCTTACCAGTTTGACCACAGATATATGTAAATAAAACTCTAGAAGAAAGACCGTATTCTTGTAATAGCTCCGGTATATCCCAACCAAGGTCTGGATAACTTGTGTGACAATATAACATTAAGTCTGGATCATTATTAGTCTTATCCAATAATAACCTAAATGCTGAAAATAGATCTGGATATAATTTGCGCCTTTGATTTCTCATTACGGTGCCAACTATCTTTGCATTTGGATTAATGCCAAAAGATTGTCTCAAAGATAACTTGTCATCAATGGGTTGATATGCTGGATGTGCAGAGGGTGGTGCTATTCCCAAATATTTTATTTTACCACCAGATTGTTCTTTGATTACTTCTCCAGCCCACTCAGAGTATGTTAGACAAGCATCAGCAGACTCGTATGTTGCAATCCATTGCCTAGCCTGTGGTTTAGCATCAACGGTTGGCATAATGCACCATTTGTAAAATGGCCTAAACGGAGAACGCTCTTGAAAGTCCAACATCCAGAAATCTCTGATATCGCACACGACATCTGGCTGAAAATCTAAGCAAACAGATTCAAATAATAGTTCACCGAATTGTGCTATTGGATGTTCTGCATATTGCTTCTTTTCATCTTCTGAGCAAGAACTATCCGGTACTACTCCGTAATATTTCCAAGGTATAGAAGCGGCCCGCTTGTCTTTTCGCTCACCATATGATGCCATTTCTGCTAGTTCATATTTACCAGTATTGTGTAGATAGTTCAATATCTCTCTGGTATAAGTAGCATATCCAGTATTTAAAAATGTAGCTTCGCTACAAAATAGTATGCGTTTTTTTCTCATATTAATAGTCGTACTCTTGGTTGCAGAAGTCAAACTCGTTTATTCTAAAAATAACTGACTTATTATCTTTAGATACATTTTTAGCAGAAGCGTGAACGTTCAATTTAGTTCCTTTTGTAGCATATTTTTCTAAAGTTTCTGCACCAGTATGCCACGCTTCGCACTGTAAATAGGTAGGTATTCTATTCTTCTCACCGCTTCTTGTTTTACGATAAGTATATACCACCATCGTAAACTCAGCTTTCACCACATCGCCTTCCATTGATATCCTAGGGTTTTCAACAAGATACCCCGTAAAAGAACACACATTCATATCATTCTCCTTGATCTTAGTATTTTAGCAACAACAAGTCCAAAAAACAATCTAGATTTCGTGAATTTGATTGACGATAAAAGAGTTATCGTTCTTTTCTACCGATCCACAAAATATGAGATTGTTTCCTTCGTATAGGACGTACTTATACTTTTCCCTTACTTTTGGAAATACTATCACGCTATCTAACATACATGAATCATCTTCTATTGTTAAAAATGACATCAATTGCCCCTTAGATTCACCCTTGGTGATAGTATAATCAGAAACCCTTTGTACGTTGGCGACAACGCAAATATCTTTTCCGCGTTTCCCATTTACGATTTCCCTACATGTTGTATTTGCTGCCGAAGTGTCGGACGTTTCCACTCTAGCCATACTCACTGGACACCCCAAGAACTTTACTTCTTGATCAATGACCCAGCTTGGATCGTCTTCTAGATCGTATGGCGGATTAATCAATAGTTGAATCTCATTTTCGATTGCCTGCTTACGATCTATTTTGGAAGTTCCTCCACCCTCTTTTTTAGTTGGTGCTAAGTCCTTTAAACAATCAACGAAACTAGACCATTGCTTAGTAGGATAATTCTCAATAATCCAATTTTGTTCAGCCTTTGTCAAAGTTCTATAGATCTCATAATCATATAGCGCTTTATTCCTAGTGATCTTTCCACTAAAGTTTCTAAAAAATCCAATGGATGCTAATGACTTAAAAGCAGTAGAGCTAATCTTAGACGAAACAAAGAGTAGAATTTCTAACCAAGTAAAGTCCTTAATTGGCTTACCCAACTCTTTTTGGGCTTCGTCTATAACAGTAATCAATTTATCGCCAGTTGCTCCAGTAAGAGATTTGACATCTTTAATACCGAAATATATCTTCTTGTTCTTGATATTGAACTTCTTATCAAAATTAGATAGATTTGGGGTCTTTGTTTCTATGTCAAACAGTTTTGCCTCAGAAATTAATTCGTAAATCTCTTGATGAGGGTCTTGTTTTTCGTTAGCATAATAAAGATACGATAAGAAAAATTGAAGTGGATAATGGGCCTTAAAATATGCACTCCAATAAGAACATATTGCATAAGAGACGCTATGAGACTTATTGAAGGCATATCTGGATGACTTTTCGATCCATCCGAAGATTTGCTCTGCTTCTTCCTTGTTTACTATGCCAACTTTTTCTGCACCAGCAATAAAAGACTTTTTAACCTCGTTCATAAGGTCTGCTTTTTTCTTACCGATAGCTTTTCTAAGAACGTCGGCTTCTTGCAAATTAAAACCGGCAATCTTTTCTGCTATACGCATGGATTGCTCTTGATAAACCAGAACGCCATATGTTGGCTTCAATATTTCTTCAAGTGCTGGATGTAAGTATGTAACTTCTTCCCTACCATGCTTTCTATCAACATAGTGCTGTGTCATACTCTTTCCATCGACATATGCTTTTAATGTTCCCGGCCTAATAATAGCAATTAAGGCAGACAGTTCCTCAATGTTAGTTGGAGCCAGTTTTTTAGACCAAGACTTACCAAGATTACTTTCTAGCTGAAAGATACCCTTGGTCTTACCATCTGCAAACAATTGCCAAGTGGGCTTGTCGTGATAATCCAAATCATTTAACATACAATTCCCCATTTGCAAAGGCTTTCTCAAATTTAATATTTTGATATACTGCTCTGTGTGTTTTCATCAGTTTGATAAAGATATTTGCTTCATCTTTTACGTCCTGCAAAGCATCGTGTGCATTGTCAAAACTTAAGCCCATACGTTCTCTCAATGCATCCATGCTTATAGATCTAATACTTGGATCGCTCTCTGTCCAAGCAAAAACAGAGTCCATGATATCAAACTTATAAACCTTGCTGAATAACTTTTGTTGCTCACGATCTTTATCCCAAGGCCCAAATTCTCTACATAGCCTATTGACTATAATCATATCGAATCCAATAATATTAAACCCAACTGGAATTGGATTAAAAAATGTGTCGCCCTTCCAATTATACTGATCAACAAATTTAGTAAACTTGGACCATACAGATTTTAATGATGGAGCTTTTTCTAGCTGTTCTCTTGTCTTCTTAGTAATCTTAAGTGCTTCATCTTCGATTGGGTCAACACCAGCGGCAACGGCTTCCGCTTCATCAAAGATCGGTTTTATCTCACTATTGAATTGCCCCTTCATTGATAGCGTTCTACCATCTAGTGCTATGGCGGCAATTTGTGTTGGTTGTGTTCTGTGTGGATTTCTTGATCCCGTTTCAAAGTCAAATATAATAAAGTCTCTGTTAGCCATTTGCAACTCCTGTTATTTCTTGTATCTTCATGATTTTATCTAGCAAATTGATTCCTAGAACGTCAAATTTTACATGACCCAACGCCTCTAGATCACTCATTTCTAACCCAGCAATTTTTTCATGCGATCCTTTCTGTTTTACCATTGGGCAAACTTTTTGTAAAGGTTCGGCAGAGATCACAACACCGGCGGCATGTTTTCCTTGCGTTTTAAATGTGCCTTCGATTTTGATAGCTTGATCAAAATAATCAGCATATTCGCCCTCAAGTTCACCATTATCATTAATTCTACAAAAGTCCCTCAGTTCATCAGCATTGTTGATCAATGCCCATCTAATGATAGATCGATCTTCATCGTCCATTTCTGCTAGTTGATCTGAGATTTTAGCTTCATCTGGAATGCAATTGCTTATAGCATTCATTTCAGCAAAAGAACAAGCCTCATTAATACGTAGAACTTCTTTGATAGCACTCTTTCCTTGTAGTCTACCAAACGTTAACATTTGACTGACGCGATCATGACCATACTTGTCCTTAATGTACCCAATAATTTCATCTCTATGCTTGCCGGGAACGTCCATATCAATATCTGGTAAAGATATATGGTCAGCAGTATTTCGTCCAGCATTATAAAAACGAGCAAATAGAAGATCAAATTCTAGAGGATCGATTTTAGTAATTCCGACAAGATATGAGATTAAGCATCCAGCCGCTGAACCTCTACCGGGGCCAGAAAGCCATCCCCTGCTATTCACATAGTTTATGATATCACGAACAATCAAAAAATAACCGAATAGGTTAGCATTTTTAATAACGTCGAATTCTTCTTTGAATCTATCAAGATATCTTTGTTTATCATCTTCATTAGATACTTTATTTTGTGCTATCAAAAGATTTTTCCACCCCTCGCGGCACAGTTCTTTAAGATAATCTTCTTCTGTGGCTCCGTTTGGACAGCTAAACTTTGGTAGCATTGGCTTGTTTAAAATGTCGTAATCTTCGCATTGACTATAGATCTTATCTAGTTCAGTAGAGTCCAAATCTTTGGATTCGTCTTTATCCAGAACATAATAAGTATCATGCATGAAGTATTGAACTTTATCAGCATGATTTTGTGCCAAATAGGAATCAACATTTATGCTGCCATTTTTATCTTGTCTGATACATTTAGTTACTTTTGGCAGAGTTGTCTTCATATCAGAGCAAAGTAAAACTCTGTGTAGTTTGGCATCCGCCCTATTTGTATAATAACTAATAGGCATAGACTTAGAATAAGAGTCTGACAACTTGATAAGATTATTCTTCTTCAAAATATTAGACAATATAGATTCTGGGACATTATCATTTTCATCAAGTGATGAGACTAATTCTATTAAATCGTGCCACCCCGCCTTATTCTTGGCGAATAGAGAGAATTTATCAAATGAGCAGCCTATGATTGGCTTAATGCCAGCTTTCTTGCAAGCCTTGTAGAAGGACACAGCACCAGATATTGTTTTATAGTCACAAATACCGCAGGCTAAATAATTATTTTCTTTGCACTTAAAAGCCAGTTCGTCTGGCTTCGAATAGCCTTTTAATAGACTATAGTGTGTGTAGTTTTTCAATGGAAACCAAGCCATATATTTTCCTCGCAACTAGAGACTCAATCAATGTATTATAGCGTCTACGATCAAAGAGTACAATGGGGGTACTCAATTTCCCCCCATCGCACACAAATTATTACCAACTCTTACAGGCCCAATACCTAGCTTTCCACTTTGGACCCGGATTATCACAGTTGTGTCTAGCCCTAAAGCTCTTTCGTCGCTCTGGAATATTCTTCTTTATCTTCATATTTGGGTCACCAAATCTTACAATAACAACATTGCCACTTTCGTTCTTGACGTATACTGCAAACTTCTTTGGACCATTTGATGTTCTAAATGGTTTATTCAATGTCACTTTGCGTCCTTGATATTCAACCGCTTGTCCCATATACATAAGAACTCGTCCGTTCTTTTCATAATATCCCTTGCGTCTATATGTATAAATTTCACCAGTTTGTGGATCTTGATATTCATAGCTTCCATCTTCTGTTTCCATTTTTGGTTCTTCTGTCTCTGGATCTGATGGTTCTTCTTCATCGCCAGTATATTCATCTTCATATTTACCGGGTTCATAATACTTTACAAAGTCATATACATTTTGTATATAAATTTCAGCCTTAGAAATCATGTCTTTTGTCCAATCTTGAAATTCAACCGATAAAGACATATCTTTAAGCTTCATAACAATTTCCATAAGCTGATCATGCATCTTTTGGATTTGCTCTAAAGCCATTTCATCGCCGCCGTCAGATTGAGCTTTTTTCCAAGCGTCTTTGCTTGGTCTATCTGGATCTCCCGGCTTTGCTGGTTTATAATTCTTACCTTCTCGTTCTCTTTTCTTACGAATATTTTCCCATAATCCGGGCTTTGCTGTGGCTACATCCCACTGTTCTGTTTCTTCGCCAAAGTCTTCATATTCTGCTTCTAGTGGAACATAGAAATTATCTTCGGTAAGTTCTTCTGCATATCCAGCTTCCATCTGTAATTCATAATCAGCAGCTTCTACACAATCGCAATCTGCTGTTGCTTGACCAATACAGATAGCTACTCTCTGTTGTTGGTCTGGATAGTCTTTTTTCATGGTTTCATTACCCATGCATCTGGACACAAATGCATCTTTATCTTCACCGGATTTTCTAGATGGAATAGGCATATTTTTCTCCTGTTATTCGAACTGTGCGGAAGCGCACTTTGTACAGATTCCTTCGTAAGATTCCTTAATTTTATTTACATGATCTTCACTACCCCAAAAATCTTTTAAAGATTGAGTCTTGAAGTCACCAAACTTTATTTCCATGTCATAGTCATTGCAGCACAAAAAGCATTCTCCATTTGCATTAACATGAATCCAGCCTACCGGTCTTCCACCGGTTTCTCTGGAGTTTAAGCAGCCGACAACTTTTTTATTTGCATGATATGTTTTTATAGCATGTAGATTGGTTATTACATCCCCAATAGCACCAGCACGATCTACCAAGTGTGGCATTTTAAATACATTAGCTTTTGGAAACATTGATTTTGCTAATTGAAATTGTTTTTCGTTTTCATCATCAGACAAATCTACAGGAAAATTTTCTCCCTTTTGTAGCCATGTGTTGTCTGCACTCCAGCCATTTACTTGTATAGATAGCATCATGGGATGAGTATCTAAAAAGTATTGAATATTACTGATTAGCTTTGGGAAAAGTTGTTTTGGGAGATTTACTCTTTTAGACCAAAGTTCATCTTCAAAACATGGAACATTTAAGCATATGCCAGATATAACATCGCGGTACTCTAATATAAGATCAGTCTTTTGTGGAGTCAGAGTTGTACCATTAGAAAGTACCATAAAAATCATTTTGTACTTTCTGGCTACTTTTAGTAAATCTTCAAAGTGTCTATATAAAAGAACTTCATTGTAGTGAGAAGTATAGAAACCATTAAAAGCAGGGTCTACCAATCCATTATTATCTCTTTCTTGAACAATGTTGTAGAAGATTTTTTCTAGCAACTCTGGATCCATTTGATTTTTGGCTTCTTCTGGATTACCAACATATCTTACTGGACAAAACCAGCATCCGGCATTACACGATCCATTAGGATCAAGCTGCATATTTCTAATCTTGTGTTGCTTAAATAATCCTCTGATGTTTTCAAGAATATCCATTATTTTAATCCAGTTTGTTGTAGGGCTAGTGTCAAGATGTTGTCGATACTGTTTGGTGGAATTTTGTCTTTGAAATAATCATATGTTGATCTTACCATTTCATGATCTGGATCTTGTGTAATTTCTAGCCAACCAATGAAGTAGTTCCAAATTCTATCTTCTAGAATTAATGGATAGTGTACCCCATTAGGTCTACCAAATCTATGATTCCATTTAAGAGATGGTAGGCATATATTCTTCCCTCCCCATCGTCTAAATTTTTCAGCTATATATCCTTCTTCTCCACCAAACCCCTTAAAATGTGGATTGATTCCTTGCCAAGCACTTTTTTCAAAGCTCAATAAGCCCATGCCCTGCATTGGTATTTCAAAAGGCTCATTCTTATCATATGCCTCTTTGTTTGTAGACCAAACGCCATACATATGACCGCTCCACTTTGGATCAAAATGGGTGCTTACATTTACAAGATCATCATATATTAGTGGGCCTTGAACCAAATTTTTACAATTAGGATTTTGATGAAAATAGTTTAATAGATTATCTATGCCACGATTTTCTATCAATACGTGACAATCTATAATTAGTACATATTTACCAGTAGCATAATCAGCTATTTTATACTTATTGAAGGAACTAGGTTGTCCCGTGTAAGGTATATATTTTCCATGCACAGCACCTTCGACAAATGTTTTACAGGCATTTCCGTGTGGGCTAGTACTATTACCGTCTAATACAATAAACTCTACATATTTTGTATTGCATATCGAATGATACATACGTAGTGCTTGGATGGAGAAAAACACTCCATCAAAATCATCATACGTAGCCATACCTATAGTTAATAGTTTATCCATGATATATCTCAACCGGGAGCGGAATAAAACCCAATATCAAATCCGGGTTTTGTGCAATGTTTGATAGTCTCATCCATTCCTTTGGATTTGAGGCTATTCTCTATGTATATACACATATTGGTATCGGTTCCCGGCCAGTTATTCTTACAATAGTGGCATAATTTGGTACATTTCCAGTTGTCACGATTCTGAGAGATTGGCTGTGGAGTATTGTTCTTTTTGATATCTTCGAACTTGTTTTTAAGCATATTTAGAAATCTTTTCTCGTCATCCCTGTCAAAACACATAGAAAATGGACCGCCGTCCTTAATAAAAAAGATGCTCATTATCGACTGTTTATACTCTGGAAAAAGCTTAGATATAGCATAATTATAAAGTAATAGCTGTGGATCTGAGCATAGTTTTTCGTATGTTTTTTCCTCCCCCGTTGCCCAATCCAGCCGTCTACCAGTTTTCCAATCTATAACCTCTATTATGCCCTCTGAGGATTCTGTAACTAGGTCTATGGTGCCTTTAATAGCCAATTGACCCTTTATTGTTTTATCTCCAACCTTATAATCAAAATGCGCCCAATCTTCATCAATTGGAATATCGAAATGGGGTTCTGCGGCAACTATGTTCCTATATCGTGGATCAAATTGTCCGTCATTATAGCTTAGAGTATTCCATACCAAATCTGCACAGCTTTCATTATCGCCCTTTGTAAAGTTGTGCTTTGAGTCAGAGGTATAAAAATTGAAACTCTTTTGTATAATATCCTTTACGCAATCATCGGTGAAGAGGTCTGCCTTTTTGATATTAATTTCGCCAACAGCTTCATCAGTAATTATCAACTTAGTCTTTTTTGGATTATCTTGTTGATATTTCTTTAATTTTGCTAGAGTCTCCATTACTTTGTGTACAATTGTACCAAGCTCCGCTTTCTTACCGCTGTCTGGCTGATGACCAAGGACATAGGTAATAAAATATTGCATTTGACAATACGAGTAATTATTGTAACTTGATGATCTAATATATGTGACTAACATCAATACCCCCAAAAATGAGAATGGTTCTTGAGATAATCACACAAATCTGTTAATGACATTGCATGATTGTCGATTACTAAATCGAACTTCTTCCAATCAAAATTTTCTTTATCTAGTGCTTTTTCTGCTTCTGCGTTGCTGTTAAAAGCATTGCGTGTCAATCTGATTACTACTCCACCGTTCTTTTGTATTGACTCTACTTCGTTGGGAAATCTTACATCTGGTATAATAGCTATTTCTGATTGTTCTGCCACGACCTTGTTTATTGCATATTCTGACCAAGCGTCTCTTTTAATTTTACGCACTATCTTAGTTCCAAAATGTTCTAGGAACTCTCTATTTGTCATCGGCCCAGCTTTATCTGGTGGACAATCTGGCATTGATTCCCAATTAATATTCGTTACTAAATTCTTTTGATCATCGCTTCCATAAACTTCAGATGGTTTTAATCCAAATAACCCTACCGCCATTTCTTTAAGAGGGTCTGCAAAATGATAAACTTTGACGTAAGGCCATAAATCTCTTTCTGCATAATCTACAAAGATACTATCTTTTCTAGTAACGTCAAAAATGCCAAAACCAGACTGACCAGTAATATCTTGTGTGTTTACTACAAGCATACCGTTGGAATCAATAGCAAAATCATTGATCATGTTTTTATGCTTAAGCACATGACCATTGATATAATTTGCTACCGTATTCTTGCCAGCTTGCTTTCTGCCAGCTATGCCAATAATCTTCATAGAGATAACCCTTTTATCTGTGGTAGTATCAATGTTTTAATCTGTTCAACTGTCATATCGCCAATATCTTTTTTGTTTAGCTTTGGGAAGCTTAGTTTATAAAATCTGCTAAACTGTCTTTGTATTTGTATTTTTGATTCTCTGCCCGCTTGGTCATTATCTGTTAGCACAACAATGTGTGTGATGGGTAATTTATTCAGCTTTAGTTCTTGTTCTTTGCTGATGGTTTTCCCAAATAGACCCAAGGCGTTATGTATGCCAGCTTCATATAGCTTCCATACATCCCCCTGACCCTCGACCAAAAAGACAGAGTGCGTTTCTACTATCTTATTTATAGCTCTGTGGTAGTTATAAAACAGGTCTGCCTTGTTAAAACCCTTTGGATCGAACAAAAACTTTGGTGACTTATACTCTTTGATAGCTCTGCCTATCATAGCAACCAGTTTACCCTCGTCATCATGAATGGGTATAATAGATCTATCATACATTTTGGACTTCTTGTTTATGCAATCTCCAACTTCAAAATATTTCAATGTTGATGCCTCAAATCCACGGCTTAGAAAATATTTAGATGGATAGTGTATTCCCTCTTCTAAAATAATAGATCGGTGTATTACCTTTTCATCCTTCTGATTTAGAAAGGACACAAGGCGTTCAAAATCCGTTATTTGATTTGGTGGTGGAGTACTGGTTGTTGTTGATCTTTTCAATTCTATCGTGTCGCAGGCCCATTTGAGAGCATCTCCAAAGGTAACATCCTCTCCGCGAGATTGGGATAATGCCCCACGGATCAAGCCAAATAGATCGTTTTTATATTGATGCTGACAATCTCTGGTCCAGCATTTCCAGATGCCTTTATTTACAGAGAATGAGAATGCTCTTGGGTTGTCGCTAGATTCATGAACTGGACACGTTGAATAAATATTATCCCCGAATACCTCGTACTTCATTCCAAGCTTAGAGAATATCTTCTCTGCATTTTCATTCAGAGTCTTCTTGATCTTCTGCAAGTCCATCGTTTACCTTATCTAGTGTATTTTTATCTATTAATCCTGTATCGCCAACTGGCTGATTCTTAAACTCATTCCTTGTTTTTAACTCTCTTAGTTTTGCATGGGAACCTTGCATAATCATATTGATATAATCACCATCGTCTAATCCGCCACCGTGTCTTGAAACAATGGGTACTAATTTTCTGTTACCAGCATTGGGACCATCCTCTGCTAATTCTTCTGGAGATTTGATCTTAAAAATGGAAAAAGATGTGCATAACCAGATTAATCTATCGGAACCAGATACAGCGTCTGTGCTTTCTTTTGTAATGCCATCTCTATTTAGCTGTACGAAAGAAAGACATGGAATATCCAACTTAACACACAGATTATGTAGAGATGTAATCTGAAAACCTAGTGCTTGATACTCTTGTATATTGTTAGTAATGGAGCTAGATGACATTAGTTTTAAATAATCATATATGATAAGGCAGTCATTAGTTTTGCCAGTATCATCTGTTTTGACTTCTTGCACAATCCATCTTTTGATTAGATTCAAAATCTGATCAAATGGTTTGCCAGCAACGCTAATGTATGAATACGGTATAGAGCTTAAAATTTCCATAGCCCCGCGAACGCAAGACCTTTTTTCATCATCGTCAACAAATTTACCGGTTGCAATTTCATTAATTGGTATACCACTAATGCCAGATAACAATCTATTAAGATGGTCCTCTTTGCTCATTTCCGTATCAAGCATCAACACTGGAACATTTCTGGTAGCTACATTTAATGCTACATTATCAGCAAATACGCTTTTGCCAACTTTTGGTCTTGCAGCCACAAGGTCTACGCACTTTCTCCTTAATCCTCCACCGATAGCCTCATCGTAACGGGAAAATCCAGTTGGAATACCAATAACATCGCACTTGTTATTTTCTAAGAAATCTACATAAGTTGCGATATCCTTTCCTATCTTTTCTGGCGTATCCCCGCCGTCATCTTCTCGTAAAAATTCCGTGACGGGATTCTCTAGGATCTGTATGATATCATTAATGGTTTCTGATCCGGTAACATCATCTACATCCTTATGAATCTTGGCGGTTAGCTTTTTGATTTTACGTGCAAATTCAAACTTTTTGACTTGCAGTGCAAAACTAAAAATATTATCTTTGTTAACTGGAAAATCAAACAAAGACTTTATGTATTTCAACTCCTGTGGAGTATTTATACTGTCGCCCAAATTCAAATGATCAGCAGCGGCTAATATAGCTGGTATATCAACCTTTTGGTCATTATTAATTACTTTCTCTATGCACTTGTAGAGAACTTGATTATTGACATGACCAAAGCTTTCGCTGTTGATAATATCAGATATAGCAACATATCCATCTATGCCATGCTGTAGTACTCCAGCCAGAACTGCACGTTCTGATCCAATATCGGTTAGTTTTGTTTCCATATATTACTTTCCTGCACACCTGCTACAGCGGTGATATTCTCCATAGACATAACGCGGATCTACCTTAAATGATCTTCCACAAACCGAACAATCTACATCCACCTTCTTAGGTGCGGGTCTATTTCGTGGTGTTCTTTCTCCATACTTTGTATCAAAGTCTTTGAATTCACCCTCGTCTACCCATTGATTCTTTTTAGCCTTCACGGGTTCTCTTCTCCGATTATTGGAACTTTCCGCCCTCTTCATTGTGAAATCAGAATCTACATCGGCGGATTCTGTAGATTCAGATGGTTTAGTGCTTTTATTTTTCTTGGTTTTCTTGACAGCCCTTTTTGGTGCCGACTTGGCGGGTGTGTCATTTTTAGTAGATGTTAGAATATTAAGCAGTGCTGTCTTTTGTTCTTCCGATAGGGAAGAGATAAATGCATCAAAGTCACTCATTGTCGTTTGCCCCTCTCAAGTAATATGTCCGCTTTTCTTTTTAGTTCATAAACTTTGCCATCAAGAGATTGCAGTCTAGCTTCTGCTACTTCCCGCATGTTTTCTAAAGATGAAGCATATGAATTGTTCTGTGAAAGAATATACTTTTTGGATTCATGCTTGGTATATTGACCAAAATCCTGACTGTGCTTGACTATTAGTTTTTCCATTTGATCATGACACCAACTCAGTGCTACCTTATTCTTATTGATTTCATCTTGAATATAGGTTGCATAACCATAAATAAGATACGCGGCATCAAATAGTTCTTGCTGAGTAAGTCTTTTAAGTTGATCAGATGATAAATCAGAGACTAATAAATATTCCTCTCTAAACGAGGAGAATTTTGTATTACTACTATTTATGTAGTCATTTATTGCTTCAATATGTTCTGCTAGTTTTTCAGACGCTTTTAATTCTTTGTCGCCACTCATCGTCGCTTTCTGTGTATTTAAGAGTTACTAATCTGATATCGTTAAGTCTGCACCACTCTATTTTATCATCATCTCTAGTTTGGCCTTTGAGAAAATCTGCTTTACTTTTGTGGAAGAATGGACAAAACTCGTAATGCTGTTGACCATGAACCTCTATGGCTAGTTTAATCGAAGGTATGTAAAAGTCAAGGTACAGTACAGATTTTCTATGAAGTTCTGTGCTTCCCGGCAGTTTTACTTCTTCAAGTATTCTATAGCTATTGAATAATTCTTTCAGTAATACTCTGGCTCTTATATGAAACTTTGATCTTTTGCGTTTGTCATCATTGAATACATCGTAGCCCGTTAAATTCCAAGTATATTCTTTTCCATTGATACCAACGACTTTCAATGTAGCTCCTTGATTTTTTGGTATATAAATTCAGCTATAGATGGTGTGGAGTTAAGATATTCCGCCACGTTATTTACGCCTTGAAACTTAAAGAACTTCTCAAGTTCTTCTGTTGAAGATCCAACGTTATTGTCGGCTATAACTTTAGCGACTATTGGATGGGAAGGTTCATCTACCGCACACTGTATAGTATACCAAGCACCGGCAGATTTAATTAGACGAAATTCACAAGCTATCTGGATGATTTCTTGTACTTCATCTACTCCGATTCCATATCGTATCCACCCTTCTGCTGTGCTATTCGGGCGACCGCCAGCATTAGAAGTTTTTATAGACCAGTTGGCGATTTGTCCAACGTGTGGACCAGTATCTTTTGGCACCTGCCACTTTCCACGATGGGTGATAACCATATTTGTACCAGCTTGATACTGCAACATATTTCCACAATCTGCCATCTTTTGAGGAGCGTATGGAGATCCTCCAGTATTTGCAATATTATGTGTGATACAAATCAACATCACCTTGTTCTTCATGAGGGTTCCGCTAATTCTCTTGAAAAACATAGATAAAAGTCTTGGTAGAGCATTTCTAACTCCTGTTCGTACTTCTCCCTCAAGCTCTACGGCTGGAACCATATTGGATAAAGAATCCGCTATAATCAGACAGCCGGGATCATTATTGATATAATACTCTATAATGTTTAGGAAGTCTTCTGCTGATAATACTCTTTCATCTGTTGACTCTATAATAAGAATGTTGTCTGCATTTAGGTTCTTGATGCCATCAAAGTTTTGTCTTGATAACCTACCCTCCGTATTGACATAAATAACACGCTTCCCCTTTTGTTGACACTTGGAGGCAAAATGTAGTGCTGTAGTGGTCTTTCCGCTCTTTGGATCTCCTGTCATAACAACAACAGAACCTTCTCTAATTCCACCGCCAAGTGCGATATCCAACGCTGGAGATACCCCAATTACATTTAGGCTATTGATATTTTCTAGAACCTCAGTTCCGCTTCTAACAACATCCCCATATTTGGAAATGATGGAACTGCTTACGCTATCTTCCGAAAACTTTGTGGGCTTTTTGGTTTTGCTCATAGATTCCTCAACTTGTTCATGGTAGTCCTTTTTGTATTATAGCTCTGCGTAGCCCTAGTTTCAACTGGTCTACTTTCAACATTTTCTTCAAGATTAACTTCAATTTTAGTTTGCTGCTTATCCAATATGGCTTGGTATTTGGCAATAACCTTTTCAGCCAATGGATTTACTTTGTATCCTCTGCCATTTTGGATGCCAATAA